TCATACATTATACCATTTACGAGATTTTATCTCTTTCATTTTATCACGATATTCATTCACTCTTTTCATGTAGTCTTCCCTACTTTCACCGAAATCCTGCATCGGTCTTTCAGGTGTTTTTATGTTTGCTATAACATCTTCTTTAATTGACTCAAAAGCAATATATGAACCAATAGGATTTACCAGCAACTTAATAGTCTCCAATATAGTTGCTCGCCCTAAAGTGAAATCTTGGTAAATTCCAAATATCACACCAATCACAAGAACAATCATCAATAGTAATGCCGTGACACCTTTACATCTTGGAGCAACGTAAGCACCACAATAGACAAATCCATATCCAGCAAATCCATTCGCCAATATAGAAACTATAGCACCGACTATATTAATCGTTTCTCCATTAATGGTTACTCCCCATCCAAAGTTAAAATAACCAGCCAACATGGAAAACAAATAACACACATACATTCCTACTATAGAAGCAGGGATAACACCAATCCATCTTAATACATTCATTTTGCTCGCCATATTTTAATTACCTACATTTGCTTGTCTCATACCACCGCCCAAGATGGATAGTAGCTGGTCATAGCGTTTCTCCAGTTCCTCGTACTTTGCCTTCCAGACAGAATCATGTTCTACTACATCAAATTCTCTTCCTTTAGCATCTTGCATTTTTGCAAGAGTCATTTGTTCACTAATAAGCATTTCGCCTTTTCCACGCAATAACCATTCGGCAGAAACGTCAGGAAAGACAGAAAGGACTCCCTCTATCACCTTAGACGACAAAGCTTGGTCTCCTTTTAATTGTCTATTAACCGTACTCGGAATCATTTCAAGCATATTTGCAAGACCATTTGGAGTTTTACTAAAATGCCTTAAAACAACGTTAATGCGTTCGATTACAGATACTTCCATACATTTTACATTTTTATACCATAATTAAATATTGCAAATTTGCGCAACTTTTTCAGCAAAAGTCTTGCATTTTTGCAAGACATTATATACCTTTGCACTCGTAAACAACAAGTTTATTAATTATTAAAGGCAAAAATACAACAAAAATTTAAGTTATGCAAGCAAAAAAGATAAAAATTATCACAGTTTCGCTTGAGGGACGAGAAAAACTTGCCGAGCGGTACGGTTGTCGAAGAGAGACAGTTTACAACGCTTTAGGTTATCGAAGTCACAGCAAGCAAGCCGAAAGCATCAGGCTGGATGCCTTGAATGAGTTTGGAGGTAAGGAGACCAACAAGGTCGTGTTCTATTAGGAAGGAGGTGAATATGATTAAGAGATTATTCAGAACGTGGCTGAGGTTTCAGTTGTATCAGAATATTGGCAACCATGCAGATTTTGAAGAAATATTTCAATGGATATACAGGTCGCCAATATGGGAATGGAATCTTAGAATTTTCTGTATCTGTTCATCCAGAAAAAACGAATATGGATGGATAACTAAGAATCAATACGGAGTCATAAACGTAGCATATTCTATAAAAGATGCAGAAACATTATTAAGATTCTTCCGCAAGTAGAAAAACCGTAACTTGGTTCAATGGTGTCATACCATTAGAAACGATAGTGCTATTACAAGAAGAGATACTTACAACTCTCCATTCGTTAGCATTTAGTTTGTCAATACGAGAATTAATCTTTTCGTTCAACTCATCCAAGTTATCTGTCTGATAGGTGAACATAATTACTTTTTGCTGTTTCATACGAAATTGAATTAAGTTAAAATAAAAATTTGTCACCCGCAAAGGTACAAAATAAAAACTACAATCGGTCAACGGTAGATATAATAATGTATAAAATGAAAATTTGTCACTTTCTGTTTCATACACTACCGCCCGATTTAAAAAAAATGGAGGAATCCTATGAATGAAATTTCAACTATTGTAGATGGTGACAGAATGACATCACTACAGATTGCAGAGATTACTGGCAGAAGACATACTGACGTAATGAGAGCCATCAGAAACATGGAGCCAGCTTGGGAAAAAGTTAGCGAACGCAAGTTTGCGTTGGCTGAATATCAAGACGAGCAAGGGAAACCAAGACCTTGCTACTCCCTCAACAAGGAAGAGTGTCTATACATCGCCACAAAGTTCAACGATGAAGCGAGAGCCAAGTTGATTAAACGATGGAAAGAACTGGAGGAGCAACACCAAAAGCCATCCGTCCCTCAGAATTATCTCGAAGCTCTCAAATCTCTGGTCAAGTCCGAGGAAGAGAAGCAGCAGTTGGCGTTGGAGAACCAAAAGCAGCAACAAGAGATCCTCACTATCAGCAAGGAGAACATGGAACTTGGGAACAAGATTACCGAAATGCTGCCCAAGGTAAGCTACTACGATCAGATCCTGCAAAGCAATGCCACGATGACCGTAACGCAGATAGCACAGGACTACGGAATGAGTGCAATAAAACTCAACTTGCTCCTCTCTGACATGAAGATTCAGCATAAGATGAGAGGACAGTGGATATTGTACGGACAGTTCCTTACTGGCGGCTACGTTCATAGTAGAGCAGTTGACATCATTCGTTCAGACGGAAGGCATGATGTGAAGTACAACACCGAGTGGACAACAAAGGGAAGAATCTTCCTTTACGAAGCACTCAAAGCGAAAGGCATTCTACCATTAATAGAGCAAGAATGTACGTCCGTAGATAAAGGCAATGGTAAAACAGAGCCATCCGATACAGCCAAGCCAAAGCAACAAACCTTCAACTTCAACTGATATGGAAGAAAAAGAGATAAAGGAGCAACTTGACCGCATTGAGCAATACGCAATGATAGCGGCCAAAAGCATGCTCAACATCAAGGAAGCTGCAATCATCCTTGGTATGACCGTAGAAGGTGTGAGGTACTTAGCAAGAAACAACACGCTCCCCTACTACAAGCCTAACGTCCATCGACTCTACTTCAAAAAGAGCGAGTTAGAGGACTGGATGATGCAGAACCGCTCCAAGAGCATGACAGAGATAGAATCAGAGGCGGCAGCCTATTGTTCAACACATTAATAAAATTAGAATATGTTTTCAACAATCATGTCAATATTATCAATCGTAACACTTTGCGTATTGGTCAACGAGATATACCACTCCTTCAAGGAATGGGGTGAGTAACAATAAGGTGGGTGAACCTCACTACTTCCACCCACCACAATATCCTGTATTGTTTTGTAGTTGTTCTTTGACGCAAGTAGTTCAGTTGGTAGAATAGAAGGTTCCCCATCCTTCGAGGTCGTGGGTTCGAGTCCCACCTTGCGTCCCAAAGCCCGATACCGAGGCATAGTGTCGGATAGGATAAACCTTCCTTGAGAGGTACTCGTAGTCAAAAGCAGCGTATGCAACCACAACATACGATTAGACGAGGAAGTGGCAGGACTATTACCTACACCGCAACAGGTGGAATTGAGAACGTCTTGGAGTTCACTTGTGAAGAAGCAGGCCTGATGCCGAGACCCTTGTAATAGGTAGCACAAAGGCAGGAGCGCACAACTACAATAAAGTTCTAATGCAGCCAGTGCGAAACATAGCACTGGGAGTCCTAAGCCTCCATGAATGCAGAAGGGAACTTAAAGACACATGTCCTTAGGCGAAAGCGTGGCTCGGCTTGTGTCTTTGGGAGCATGAATGGAATTAAAAGCCTCGGAACATGCTCCCATTTTCGCTGATATATCATATTCTCTATACATTTACATTTTAGCGGTAGCGACCGCTCAACTTGCTATTAGACTCCCCACCATTCGTGAGAACCGTGGGGTTTATTTTGAAAGTCAAACAATTAAAATATTATGCTTATGAACAATTCAACAAGTGGAAATTATCCACCAGGCGCAGCCAACGACCCATTCGCACCTTACAATCAGCCTGAATATCCTGAGTATCAGGACTACGATGTTACGGCATCATTCACACTCGACAAGTCGTTTACGGTTACCTCTTCTTCTGATGACGAGGAAGGCATCAAGCAAGACCTCATCGAAGACTACATGACACCTTTAGACCTCATCAACGAACTGAAAAAGAGGCTGCAAGATGAGTTGGAATCAGACCCAAACAACAAGCAAATCAAGAAGCTCATCAAGGAGTGTGACGGATGGACGTGTGACTGCGACATCTGTATTGACAACATTTAATAATATATATATGGGCAACTTAGATTTATACAACAAGCTCAAAGTCGTACCAGCAGAAGCAATAAAACCAATTCAGGCTGGGCGGCTTAAAGGCATGAGCGACATCAATCCGATGTGGCGCATCAGGACGATGACAGAACATTTCGGTGTTTGCGGAATTGGCTGGAAGTACGTTATTACAAAGCAATGGTCTGAAACTCATGATACAGAGACTAAAGCGTACTGCAATATAGACCTTTTCGTCAAGGTTGACGGTCAATGGTCAGATGCTATTCAGGGTACTGGAGGTTCATCTGAGGCTACGATGGAACGAAATGGTTTATACGTATCTGACGAATGTTACAAGATGGCACTCACAGACGCACTTTCTGTAGCAATGAAGGCACTTGGCATTGGTGCAGATATTTACTTTGAGAAAGGAAAGTCAACAACGGACTATTCCACAAAGTACTCCATGCAAGAGAATTTAGCAAAAACTCAGCAGCAAGAAACCAAGACACAGCAGCAGTCCATCCAATATCACCCTAACGATATTAACGAGGCGATACAGATGGTATCACGATGCGTGAACAAGGATAACCTCGTATGGGTAATGCAGACCTATCAGCCGCTGATGAGTAACGCACAATTCATGCAGACGCTATCTGCTAAAAGAAAGGAATTAGGAATATGAAAACAAAGGAAATAAAGCTAAAAAAAAGCAAGGTGGTGTTCGATGAAATCAAACACACTTACCATCTTGGGAAGAAACAGCTATCAGGTATCACTGGAACACTCATCAAGAAAGCCTTTCCTGATACATATAAGGACATACCAGAGAGTGTGTTGGCAAAGGCTGCGGAACGTGGTGGAATGATTCACAACTCATTTGAGTTATTCTGTACTGTCTTTGGTTCGGACATAAACGCATATCCGAATCCGACACAGGAGATACGTGACTTCAGCGACATGCTGCACGCTTACGAACTGCATCATGTGGATAGCGAGTATCTTGTCACAGATAACAAGTATTTTGCATCAGCCATAGATGGTGTGTTCGCTGACAACGAGGGGAACATTTATCTTGTTGACTACAAGACCACCTCCACCCTACACTATAACAACGTTTCTCTCCAGTTATCCATCTACGCAAAATGGTTCGAGCAGATGAATCCAAATCTAAAGGTGAAGGAGATTGTCTGTATGTGGTTCAAGGATGGCAAGAGCAAATTCCAGCCGCTTCCAAGAGTATCAGACGAGACAATAACGAACCTAATCTACGCTTATCTCACAGATGATACAGACTATCATTACAAGGTGGAAGTACCTGAGCAGTTCTCGGCCTTGGAGCAGGAGTACAGACTCCTTGCAGCACGAATAGATGCACTGAAACTTCGTCAGGATTCTATCAAGGAGCAGTTGATGTGTTTGATGGAAGGGAATAAACAGAAGTCCATCAAGACCAATATCGGTACATACTCTTATGTGGCAGCTACAACCAAGATGACTTTCGACACAAAACTTTTCAAGGAAACTGAGCCTGACCACTACGAGCATTATCTCAAGGAGGTAGAAACCAAACCGTCAATTAGAATCAAACTTAATTAAGCAACAATATGAATGTAACTTTTACAGGCAAGATTATTGCCGTAGGACAAGTGCAGATGGGCACTTCGCAAAACGGACAACAATGGAGTTCGTGCGAGTATGTAATAGAGGAATTGAACCAGCAATATCCTTCACGATCCGTCTTTCAAGTGTTCGGGTCGGACAAGTTACAGCAGTTCAATATCCAGGCAGGAGAGATTATCACTGCCCATATCGGTTTGAAGGCGAACCAGTCTCGTACCAATGGCAGATGGTTCAATCAACTGGACTGCTGGAAGGTGGATCGGCCAGGCGGTCAGGTTGCTCAGAGCCAGATAGGCGCACCCCAACAGCCACAAGGTGGAAACGCCCCATATCAGCAACCTTCGTATGGAGGGGCGCAGCAGAGAAACCCTCCTTTCTAATCATATAAGGTATGGAAATCCATCTTGTACGAACATCTACTGGTCTTCGTCCATATTCGGATGACGATTACGAGGAAATGAAAAAGATAAAGGTTGGAACAATCGTCAAGGCGAATATCGTCCGACCACGCAACGTAAAGTTCCATCGCAAGTTCTTCTCCCTTATCCGTGCGGCATGGGATTGTCTTACCGAGCAGCAGCGAATCAACCTACGCTCAGTAGACACATTTCGCGAACAGCTTCTGATAACGTCAGGATTCAGCGAACCGCTCTACGACCTGAACGGTCAGAAGTTCTTGGAGAAGGCCAAGTCTATCTCCTTCGCCAAGATGGATGAGCCAGCCTTTAACGAAGTTTATTCCAAAGTCTTAGACACCATCCTTACCGTCATGGTAGCCAATGGTGTTACAGAAGACGAGTTTAATAACATTTTACAAAATTATAGTTGATATGACACACAGAAACGACAAGCGCAACAACAGACATAATCGTCAGCGCAACAACAAAACGGAGTTATCACCATTTGCATCAATGCTTTTCGGGGCACTGCTTGGCAAAGGTACGGAAATGATTGCTGAGAAAATGGCAGAAGGAACAAAAAAGACTCCTGATATTCATGCAGAAGGAATTACCAACAAGGACATCAACAACATCAACAACGGCAATGCAACCTTATCTAAGTTGCGTATTCCTGCTGATGGTTCGGCAGTTGAGTACCCTGTCCCTGATAACCTCCAGTTCTTCTTCGCTGAGGATGGTAAGTTGATGGTTCGTAAGAAGATTGAAGGAGACGAGAAGCCTACTAAAGATGATGAAGGCAACCCTATCACTTATGATGATATTTGCAAGGAACTGTTCTTGCACAAAAGAACATACTGGGTTTATGATAAAAAAATCGAAAATAACGTTTCAGGATATATTACTTATAATGATTTAAGCAACTGCACAAGTACGGCTCAAGCAAAGCGGTTGGCCGCTTTTAACAAGTTGCAGAACATCGCCAAGTATTTCAACGATGGATGGAAGCCTGACTTTCGCAGCCCCGAAAAAAAATGGTGTATCGTTAATGATGGAGAAAGTTTCTCTACTCGATATAATCAGGCAATAAACGACGCAAGCATTTACTTCAAAAACGAAGACCTTACTAATGAAGCCATCCGTATCATGGGCAAAGAATCTCTCAACGACCTTTTCTCAACCGACTGGTAATGACAAGTTACGCAGAAATCAAGGCAAGGTTAGAACAGGAAGACAAGAAGATACGCAAGCGTGCATCCTATGACGAGCATAACTTGCAAGCCGCAGAGGTCAGGTATATCCGTGGGGTATATCCTGACCTTGAAGGCGTCTTCTTTGCTGTTCCTAATGGCGGCAAGCGAACCTCACGACAAGCCGCATGGCTGAAAGAAGAAGGTATGAAGGCAGGAGTATCTGATATGCTGCTCCTAAAACGAACCTCCCAATTCGGTTTCCTCTGCATCGAAAACAAGACACCAAAAGGCAGACAAGAGCCAGAGCAAAAGGTGTTTCAACGAGAAGTGGAGCGACACGGAGGAAAGTACATCATCATCCGTTCTATAGATGAATTCATGAAAACAATCGACAACTATCTAAATGGTAAACTATGACAGAAGCAATCAGACAGGCCATACAATTTCTTACAGAAAACGGCTACAAAGTTACTCCTCCACCCAGGGAAGTCAAAGACGAATACACCTTTGATCGGGCATGGAACTTATACGAAAAGAAGGTCGGCTGCAAAGCCAAACTCGAAAAGAAGTGGAACTCCATGAGCAAGAAAGACCGTAAGGCTGCTATAGAGTATATTCCTCTCTATGTACTCTCCCAACCCGACAAGCAGTATCGCAAGAACTTCCAAACTTTCCTTAATCAGCGAGGATGGGAGGACGAACTTATAGGAGCAACAGAACCGCCAACAACTACCAACGTGCATCCTTCTGAGATAAGCCAGCTTATCGCAAAAACAAAGGCCGAACAGGAGTTGCATACCGACAAAACAAAGGACAACGTTCTTCGTAAACGCATTATCGGCATGCTGGAGCTTCTGCAAAGAAATCCAGATAGCTTATGCAAAACGCAGTTGGAGATATATCGTGACAACGGGACCTTTGCACGGCTTGGCATCCCGACAAATCTGTTATAAGAATGATAACAACAAGCAACTACAACAAACAGCATCCACTAAGAGTCTTCGAGGCTTTCGCAGGATATGGCAGTCAGTCTCTTTCGTTTAAGTATCTGAAAGAAAAACACCCTGATTTCGACTTCAAGGTGGTGGGCATATCCGAGATAGAGCCATCTGCTATTCAGGCTTATCGGCTGCTTCACGGATGGGAAGCTCCTAACTTCGGTGATGTGACAAGGATAGACTGGAGCGAGGTTCCCGACTTCGATTTCATCAGTTGGTCTTCACCCTGTCAGGATTTCTCAATGGCAGGACTGCGGAAAGGCGCAGAGGAAGGCAGCGGAACACGATCGTCACTTATCTTTCAGGAAAGACGAATGATAGAAGCAAAGCACCCAAAGTATGTGATGTTGGAGAATGTCAAAGGACTGCTCACCAAGAAAATGCTGCCCTTCTTTCTCAAATACCTAAACGATTTGGAGAGTTTTGGTTACGCGTCATTTTATAAAGTTCTTAACGCAAAGGACTACGGTATTCCTCAGAACAGAGAGCGAATATTCGTCTTTTCCATTCTTAGAACAGACGAAGACCCGAACCCTGAGTATCATTTTCCTTCACCGATACCACTCACCACAAAGGTTGAGGATATACTTGAAGACAACGTATCTCAAGAATATTTCATGTCTCAACCCCTTCTCGAAAAGTATCTCTCCAAAGCAGACATCAATGAATCAATCCAAAAACTCTACCCCGAAGATTTCAATACCAAAAACAGCTGACTGATGCTCAGTTGCAGTCACCGCCAGTATCGGTAAGGCAAGTGTAATGAACTTCATTGACACAGCTCATTATCCTAAGGGGGGTACTAATCATCAAAAAGCTATAATGTGTGACAAAATTATAAAGCTGACAAGTCTTAACAGACCTGGGATATTTGAGCAACAGAATCGTGTTTATTCCGTTAAAGGAATCTCCCCTACTCTCAATTCGGCTATGGGACACGGAGGTGGCTGCATCCCTTTATTCTTAATCATTAAAGAGATATGAGAAAAGCCATCCTCTACAAGGAACGCACAGCCGAAGGAAGGATACTGCGCAAAGCATACGACACTCATAAGTGCAGCTTCCAAGCAAAGATGAAACATAGAACGCCACGTACCGATGGACTCAGTAATACCATCACAAGTTTCTTCACAGACAACTTAGTATTAATCATTAAAGAGGTATCTCCCCCTACCATCAAGACAACCATTGATACGTCAAACATGACATTCGTAACCACAATGAACAAAGAAATAATTCACACCGCACCCAACGGCAAGAAATACTCCATCTCAATCAGGAAGTACACTCCAAGAGATTGTTTCCGACTGATGGGAGTACACGAAGCTGACATAGACAAACTCCTGAGCAAGGAGAAAGATGGATCACCCATCATCTGTAAGAGTAAACTCTATGCCCTTGCAGGAAACTCAATAGTCACCAACTGCCTGACTGCCATGTTCGAGGAACTGATATTTCCATCAGGGAATCACTATCACGACAAGAGCGGTCAGCTATCACTCTTTTAACAAGTAACTCACGTATCATTCTTACCTTTCCCACCAGATGAAGACCGAGAAAGAACAAGTCTTAGCCATCATCGCTGATATTCTGTCCGAGCGTAAGGCGGCACACATCGTCCCCTGCCACGTTCTTACCACCGAAATCATCAATCGAGGAGTCCATCAGCCGCAACAAGCCCTGAATGAGTTATACGCAGAAGGCAAGATAGACTTGTGCAGAACACTCAACGATACGGCATTCACTATCAGAAAAATTAAGTCAAAGTAAACATAAAAGAAATATTAGGAGGATATAATATGTTTGAAACAGAACAGATCACAAGGAGATGCTTGATAACTTTGAGTGATGGTAGCAAAACGTTAGCAACTATCACCATCCCAAAGCCGACAAAACCCATCTTTCCCGAGCAGATGGAACGAATGTTTATCGAGAAATTCAATAACCAGCAGCCGCACATGGCGAACAAAGTTGTTAAGTTACACATAATGAGAAATTAAGATTCTAAGAAATCAAAGACATGAAAATCAAAGACAACAAACTCACTATCAATATCCCTGATGGGATGGAGATAGATTTACAGAATAGCAACTTTGATGCTGGCGTTATCAAGTTTAGAAAGAAAGAATTGACCTATAAAGATATACAAGATTCAGTAGGCAAATATCCTACTTCTACTTTTGTTACTCCTCGTAATTGGATTAAGCTTAATGCTATAAACATGCTTATGGATATAGCCAAGTACTATAATGGAAATTGGAATCCTGATTGGAGCGATATAAAAGAAGACAAATACTATATTTCATGCTGGGAAAACAATTATTATAATATAGGATGCAATTGTAAAGCGTGCAATAATGTGATTCATTTTAAGAACAAAGAAGATGCTCAGGCTGTCATTGACAACCCTAACTTCCGAGAAATCTTGGACGCAATTTTCAAAAACTAAACAATATGATTATGGAAACAAAGATTAACATAGCGGAAATTCTGAAAGATAAGCCAAAAGGTACTAAGCTTTATGCTGATGCTTTTGGAGAACTTAGTTTTGATGGCGTTGGTAGTAATAAAGACGAGATTATTTTTACTAAAACAGAAGTAAATACCTCTTGGTGTTTCTATAATGATGGGAAATTCAGTAAATTTGGAAATCCTATATTAGTACCTTCAAAGGAAATGCGTAATTGGTCTAAATTCGCTTGGAAGAAAGGCGATGTACTTGTAGGGGTAGGACAAAGAATCATCTTTGAAAAATTTATAGATGAAAATTACACTAAATTTCAAGGTAAATATAGCCTAAGTACTTATGAGGATAGAACATTAGTAGCTGATAAAAGATGTTATACTAGTGACTTTAGAAAATTATATGACAATGGTAATGTTAAAAATTATTTTAAAGAAATCGAAGAAAAGTTGGGTGGAAAGCTCAATCGTGAGACCCTTGAAGTAGAGAAGGCTCAGACAGAGTTCAAGGATGGGGATATACTGTATATCACCGACAGAATTGTATCTTGTAATTTCATAATGATCTATAAGAATCAAGAAGGTGACCGCATTTATCATTATGCAACATTGCCTGAAGATAATCTTGTTATAATGACAAAAGAAGGGTTTTTATCTGATAACGGATATCTTTCTAAGCGTTATGCTACAGAAGAAGAGAAACAACAGCTCTTTGAAGCCTTAGCAAAGAAGGGCAAGGCTTGGGATGCTGAGAATAAAGCCATTGTTGATTTGAAGCCAAAGTGCGAGTTTAAGCCATTCGACAGATGTATTTGGAAGATACGGAATTGTGAAGGCTCTATATGGCAAGCAAGTTTCGTTTCTTATGTTGATGAGTATGGTGCTATTCCAATGGGTGTGTCTATAGATGAAGATTTGGTTAACTTAATTATCCTTCCTTATAACGACCAGACTAAGCTCCTCGTGGGTACTACCGATGAATGGGAAGGAGGTGAGCAATGAAAGAACTTAAAGTTGGAGAAAGAGCAACCATTACTCTTGAAGCTGTTGAACAGGATGGTTGCGATGGTTGTTTCTTTGGCATTGGTGCTATATGTTATAACCCGACCATGAATGGTTTAGTAGATGGGTTTAATTGTAAATCAGAAGACCGTTCTGACGGAAAGAATGTAATCTTTAAAGAAGTAAAGAAGCAAAAAAGAAAAATGAAACAAGACAAATATTCATTAAAGATAAGCCGTAACTTAGGTAATATTACCCTTGATGGTTATCCAATAGCTACATATTCTAATGACGAATTGAAGATTCTTAAGAACCTGATAACAAAGGTTTTGGGTGAAGTGAACGAATATATACATCTTTAGAAAAGTAAAGCGTATGAAAAAGATAATTTTTGCAATATTCTTTGTATTACTATTTACGGCATGCAAAAGAGAGCCCATTAAAACTGAGACAAGAGTGTATGAGCTGACGTTTATTGATGGCAAAACATTTGTTTACAAGTTCAACAATGTAGACGTTAATGCTGAGGATGGAATAGACCATAGTCGTGGAGGATATTTCTTTTATATTTTCTCTCATAAAACATATGAGCATGTAGAAGCTGTCATAAGATTTAAAAGAGTAAAATAACTTAATAGAAAAGCGTATGAATACAAATAGCTATTTACGAATAGAAAAGGGATTTGATATATCTAAGATAACTGGGGGTGTTCCTCAGAATATTGGAGAAGGATTTCTGTTTAATCTCCGTGGGAAAATATATACAACTACGGGTAGCTATACTAAAGACAAAAAAAGACTCATGAATATCGAAATTCGTTCTTTTCGTGGTCTTTGCGGTGGCGCAATACATTATTACGCAACATTGTATATTAATGTAGCCAATGTGTGTGATAACAGCTCGGTAAGTGGATATTTGGGAGGAATTGAAATTCCAAACGAATATCAAACCATCAAAGGGGAGTTTGTCAGACCACTCACTCAGAAGGAGATAGACGAACAACCACGTAGATGGGATTTCCCGTATGAAGAAGGAGATTTAGTTAATGCCTTTGAATCTCTTCAAGAGATAGAGAATTTAATTAAAAAACTCAAAAAGAAGTTTCCTTCTGATGAGTGGAAAGTTGAGATAAGACGCAGTTATTAACCGCCTTTGAGGCATAAATTTTAATGATATGACAAAAGAAGAATTATACAACGAATTACAGAATGTAGAAGGTTGCTTAAAGATGGCAGATTCACAAATATCAGAGCTTCGCAAAAAGAAGAATGATATAATGAACGACTTTCTAAGTTTGTTACCTTTTCAGGAAGGTGACAAGGTGAAAGATAAAAATGGCGATATCTTTATCATAGAACGTCTAAAAGAAGCCATATCTCTTGGCAAGAATGAAATTAAGGTTCGTTTTCTTATCCGAAAAATAAAGAAAAATGGAGAACCTTATCAATACGCAAACGAAGCTTGGAGAATTGATTATTTTTCCCTTGAAAAAGTGGAAGAGTAACTAACCATCCTGCAAAGGATATAAATAGATAGAATATGAGTGAAAAAGTAATCAAATCGTACAAGGCATTCGACAAGAATATGCAATGCCGAGGATTCCAGTATGAAGTTGGAAAAGAGTATGAAATGGACGGAAAAATAAAGTGTTGTGAACGAGGTTTCCATGCTTGCAAGTCTCCAATGGAAGTATGGGACCACTACGATATGATCAGCTCTCGCTTTGCAGAGGTAGAGCAATCTGGTAAGATTGAGGAAGAAGGAAATTCAACAAAGGTATGTTCTTCACATATCAAGATTAAGGCTGAGTTGAAGCTGGCAGACATCATTAAGGTCGGTGTTGAGTGGCTGAAAGATATTACCTCACCGTCAAAGGTTAAGACAGATATTGCGAAGAATGATAACGGAGGCGACTATGCTCAGATTGACTCATCAGGCTACTCTGCTAAGATTGGCTCATCAGGCGACTCTGCTCAGATTGACTCATCAGGCGACTATGCTCAGATTGGCTCATCAGGCGACTATGCTCAGATTGGCTCATCAGGCGACTATGCTAAGATTGGCTCATCAGGCTACTCTGCTCAGATTGGCTCATCAGGCGACTATGCTAAGATTGGCTCATCAGGCTACTCTGCTAAGATTGGCTCATCAGGCTACTCTGCTAAGATTGGCTCATCAGGCGACTCTGCTCAGATTGGCTCATCAGGCGACTCTGCTCAGATTGGCTCATCAGGCGACTATGCTAAGATTGGCTCATTAGGCGACTCTGCTAAGATTAATAGCACTGGAGAAGATTCTGTTATCATGTGCGCTGGCAATAATTCCAGAGCAAAAGCAAAGGTAGGATCATGGATAACGCTTACAGAATGGGAATGGAATGACGAGAAGAACCATTATGTTCCAGTGTGCGTTAAGACAGAGTACGTTGACGGAAATAATATCAAGGCTGATACTTGGTATCAACTCAAAAACGGAGAATTCGTTGAAGTAACTGAGTAACTAACCACACTTATGTGATTAAATATAAAGTAATATGGAAGATTTTCAGAAAAGAATGTGCGAAGAGCACGATGAATTAGTATCTCGTTTAAGCAAGTTGAACGCTGCCTTAAAGAAGGAAGGTTTCTTGCAGAAAGTTGGAATTGCCCAGTTTACTCTTATGACCAAGCAAAAGCTTGGTATGACATCTTATCTTGAAGCCCTTGAAGATAGAATGAGAGATATGGGCATTGATGCTGATTATGTGATAGAACAGTCTAAATGGCTGTAATAAAGTAACTAACCACCCTCTCCTGCAAAAGGGAGAGGGTTTCAAAATACAAATGATAAAAAAATAAACAATAAAACAAATATAATATGGAAGCAGGACAATTATTAGTGCTACTGTTATCATTTTGCGCTTTAGCATTGCATTTCAAAAACCGTAATAGAAAGGACTAACTATGAATAGAAAAGAAGTTGCAGAGCTATTGCCTTTTATTCAGGCATTCGCAGAAGGAAAGACAATAGAGTTTAAGGATAAAAGATTTAAAGACGAGTGGGAAGAAATTAGTGTATTTCCCAATTCCTGGTTTAAATCTTTTGAATACCGTATCAAACCAGAGCCTAAATATCGTCCGTTCAAAAATGCCGATGAGTGTTGGGCTGAGATGAAAATTCATCAGCCGTTTGGGTGGGTGAAGGAAAAAGAACGAAATGTGCGAACTGAAATAAACTATATACATAACGATGGGGTTATGTTTAGTTGTGGCTATGTTTTGTTTGAGCGTTTGTTTGATATTTACACCTTTGCCGATGGTACTCCTTTCGGTGTAAAATTGGAGGAATAATATAGCTTGGTGTTTTTGCGATTTTTGTGATTACAAGAATGAATGCAAGTACTATCGAAAGGTAGTTGCTTGTCCTTATATTAAGAAGGAGGAGAAATAGTTATGGATAAAAAAGTTAAAGAAGCTTTGGGTAGCGCAAGCTATCTTACTTATCATTGGAGGCAGTACTCTTTTGAGCAACTTGAAAAAGAAATGGCAAGAGTGTGTGGCCTGTGCGATAAAGCATTAGGTGTCCCTAAAAATGACAGCATTACTGACTTCGAGCGAGGCCAGTGGTCGGTCATTCAGAACGTTATTGGCTATGTCGAAAACTATAGCTTGTCGGCAGAACTTTGCCGTGAAGCTGGTATCGGTTACAAGAAGATAAAGGCTCTACAGAAGGATTGCGGTTACTCCTATAAGGAAGAAGTTAATAACTTCTTAAAGGAAAGTCGTAATAGTGGAACTGATTTAAAATTGGAGGAATAGTTATGGAAATTGATGAAAAAATAAATGAAATAATTCAACAAGCAAAAGAAGAAGGAGCTTATATGGAAGATTTTGACGCATTTGAACAAGAAGTATATGACCAAGGTTTTCATAATGCAATTAATTTCATGTTGTGGAATCCAAGCGAGCGAAGTTGCTCTAATTGTCAGTATCAACACAGTAGAGAGCTATGTGGGGAAGATTACTGTGGGACAAAATACTGGAGACCAAAATTAGAGGAATAGTTATGGCATGGGTAGCAGTTAATAGGTATGGTGACGAATACATCTTTGAAGCATTTCCAGAACGACTTAATTGTGTATGGGCGCCAACATTTTGCGAATACGAAAATAGAGTGTACGACTACGTAGAACTTCCTAAAGGAAGTATTAAGAAACTCATCGGAAAGCAATTAACCTGGGATGATAAACCAGTAGAACTTAAAGAAGAATAGTTATGGCAACATATAGAATAGTAGATATGTATCGTAAAAGCAAGGCTGTTAAAGGCATACATTACGATTCTCAGGATAATCCAATCCTTGCTTATCGTGTAGATAAGAGACATTCATTGTTATTTGGACTTATCCATTATTGGGATTATGGTGCATATAACCTTTGCCCAGAGTATTTGTTTCCTTCGATTGATAAAGCAAAAGAAGCTATATTGAAGGTAGATAAAAGTAAAATAATAACAATTTTATATGAATAGCATATGAAAACAGAAAACATAAAGTTCAAGGCAAAACGTCTTGACAACGGAGAATGGGTTTGCGGATATTTCTACGAGGAGAATGGTAATACATACATCATTGAGAATCGTCAGGAAGAAAGCAAGTTAAACAGAAATCTCACTTATCAGGTTGACCCTTCTACCGTCTGTCAGTTCACAGGTCTGAAAGACGAGGATGGTAAGGAAATATGGGAACATGACATACTAAAGAATTATCCAATGGAAAACGAAGTAGTCTTTAAAAATGGTTCTTTCATGATAATTGAAGACTATGGTGATGAGATTAACGAAGTTCCATTGTCTGAAATGATATATGAAGATGGCATCTGCATATTAGAGAAAATTGATTCTAAGTTCGATAGAAAGGAAGGTGAGAAATGAAGAAGTATGAGTATATGGTAACTTCAATAGTTATCAAGAAAGCTGATGAGATAACCAAGGTTCTATCTGATAAATTTAATCAATACGGCTATGATGGTTGGGAATTAGTACAATATAACCTAATACCACCATCTGCATTGGTAACAGCATTTACGATACCTTGTTGCGGTTCAATCTATATACTTGCGACATTCAAGAAAAGGTTAGAGAAATAGCATATGAAGAAGATAAGTTTTAATCTCAAATATCTTATAACCAAATACGATTGGTGCTTTTATTTCATTCCAAGTTTAATCGTATGGAAGCCTTATAGTGGTGTTTATGAAATTAATGTAGCCTTTCTGCTTTGGGAGTTTAATATTAAATATCAATTAAAAAGAAATAAGAAATGAAGAAGGAAATATTTGACTTCTCAGAGGCTTTAAAGCGTATGAGAAAAGGAAAGCTCGTAAAGCGTGAAAATGGGCTTTATCCGTTTGGTATTGACGAGGAAGGAATATTCTATCATTATGGGCATCATATATACAAGGAAGAAAGAATGCTCTCAGAGGATATACTTGCAACAGACTGGGAGGAGGTGTAAAAGATGAAGAAAACGGCTACCGCAGAGATAGTCCACGTGTTAAGAAGGAGATTGAAAGTATCACTATCGGTAAGCCGAAGAAAGGCTTATGCCCTGATAAGTGGCTTGATACAGAGTTTTTCATAATTAAGTTTAAGTAGCGTATGAACAAAACAGATTTACATTCATCTTTACTCTTCCTAATGATTAAACTGGAAGAAGCAAAGGGTGATCAGATGGCAGACAAAAACTTTGTTGCTGCATTGACGGAAGTACTCAGATATTTCCGTGATAACGGAGAGCTGAAGAAAGCTTATGATCTTCAAAAGGATTCATTGACAGATATAGCTAATAGTCCTTGGGCGAAATTAGTAATTGGTATGCTTACATCAAAAATGCAAGAAGACAAAGTTGATGCAGAGGTACCAAACATTGATGCTCTAATAAAGGAGAGTACTTCTGATGAGTTTATCGAAAAGAAAATCAATGATATTCTTGGTGACGAAGTATAACTTAAAGAAGAATAGTACATGAAGAAGTAGCCTATGAAAATAGAAATTACAAAAGTAACCGACTGGCAACGTGTCGTTGATGCCGCTCGGTTCACGCAAGGCAAGAAGTCGTTAGGACATGAGCCAAGCGATGAGTTCAAGAAACAGATGATTCTCAGCGAGCATTCTCCGCTCAGAGAGTTGGAGTTTGATATTAAGATGTATGGCATACCATACTGGGTGAGCAACCACTTTGTTCGCCACGTTCATGCCCAGCCGTTCGTTTCTACATCAAGACCTGATATTACTGGCTCCAAGATTCCTCGCCACGACATGCGGCAGGATGATTTGGTCAACTTGCAACTATCTCTCAACGCTCAGGAGATTATCAATATCTCGAAGCTGAGACTATGCAATAAGGCATCCAAGGAAACAAGAGAGATATGGTATAAGGTGATTGACGAGTTGGTTCAAATAGAGCCTTATCTTGCATCCGCTTGCGTTCCTCAATGCGTTTACAGAGGATTCTGCCCTGAGCCAAAATCGTGCGGCTTTAGCTTGGCTGGAACATTTAAATATCATAGATTAGTGTATATAGACAAAACAACAAAATGAAATATCCAAAATATAACGTAAACGAATTTGTCGGTGGCCACTTCGAGTACACCACTCCATGCCCATTCGGTATTCAAGGTAGATACACCAATGAGGCCCTGATGGTTGGCAGCCTTGCTTGCCAGCGATGTGAATACTATCGTGGCATCAACACAGAAGATTGCATCGTATCTTGCGCTATAGAATAGTGCAGCCTGTCTGCATTCATCATAACAATCAATCAAATTTAATATGAATACAAAGAAAATCTCAATTATCCAGCGTATCAAGGAGAAATTCCTTGGCAAGCAGTTCTTTATTGCGGTAATCGCAAACAAGGGAACCTGTTCTTACTTCGTCAACTCTACCATCTATCGCTCTGAAAAGGAGGTGGAGGCTTATAAGAAGTACATCACCACAGACGAGCGCATGAAACAGAGCTTCGATTTCGTAGGCTACTACTCTTTCCGTTCCAAGTTCGACTTCCGTATTCCTCTTAGCGGAAAGCCTGTTTCGCTTGAAGAGGCAAAGGAACTGGCCAACAAGTAGTGTCGGATATAAAGTTAACGGATAATAAATATCTTATCAATTTACTTATTATATTTGCGCTATGAAATTCAAGCATTTTATAGATAAAGTCTTAGGGTTCAGGTATCGCAAATACTTTGTGATACTGGACGGAAGAGCGAACTCTGTCACGCTCTCTAAGGGTGTATACGGACATATCATGCAGAAAGAGCGTACTGATCACTCCGTCTTCGTGTTCAGGTTATCAGACAGAGGAACATACGGATTCTGTATGCGTGAGGACTGGGAGGAACTTTGCAAGACAAACACCGCCTTCACTCAGCTTCAATTCAATCAGGAGCATAAGAAGGTGGGATTCCGAAGTGACCGTCCTTCCGTCACCGCCATCCTTGACGAGTACAATCTTCCGCTCAACAGAATGGTTCGCCTGACCTGTATTCCACGCAAGTCACAAAAAGGCGAGCCATACTACGAAATCATGCGACCAAACTTAAATTCGAGCACATGGCGACAAGACAAGATGTAATATTCAAAGGACTCACCAACTCTCCATCCGACTATAATTGTCAGGATGGCGAGTTGGCAACCTGTCTCAACCTCATCAACGAGGATGGGGCACTCCACCCTATCCACCAGCCTATAGTGGCCGAGCAGAACGTCACGCTGCCTAACGGCACTTGCTCTATCAGGTACGTGCATAAGGCGGAGCATGAAAACGAAAACCACTCACACTACATCGTGAATTGTACCAATGGTTCACCTTATTCCTGGTACTGGACAGAAAAGGGAGGAGATGGAACCAAGCACAAGTTAGACCTTGGGGATTTCATGGTTAACTCTGTTACTGCTGTAGGGAATATCTTATGCTTTATAGGAGACAACGCTACTAAATACGCATACTGGAAAAACGGAGAATATAATATTTTTGATGATTCTCTGTTCCAATACGACATTACAATCACAGACCAGATGTCGGTAGATGAAGGTCGGAGAACTGTTGATAGCTTTAAGGTGTCGTGTAACTTTTCGCAAGACTGGGATGCAATATGGGCGGAAAACGGACATTTTGCTAACACCAGTGGTAATGCGAAGAACCCGTCTGCGTCACAGATCGTGTTCTCTGGTATAGACGCTCTTATCAATAAGAAAATCGAGGAAATAGACCAATACACGTTTAAATACATAACAATAGGAGTCGTTGCCTTAAAAATATACGATGGAACGTATAGAAATATTAGTTCGCCATTTATCCTATCACCAAGATTCATATCCAACAAGTTTATTTGGAGTGATTCTACAAAGGTTATTAGAACTTACTTTAACGCACACAAGCACAAGATTACCGTTAGTGCCAATATTCCTGAAGAGTTAAAGGATCTTGTAATTGGGGCTGATGTTTTCTTGTCTAAACCTGAATCATTCCTCAATACCGAGGAAGCGTTTCATACGATTAACAGCGCATCTAATTTCATATATAGAACTGGGATGCCGCAAGATGTATATAGTTTCGCCATGGACTTCATGCCACAAAAAAAGGTATATAATACAATAGACAATATGTCTTTCTTCCTTAGCGTAAGCATTGACAGCGAAGATTTTGGCAAACCAGTGCAGCTAAAAAGGGTAATGGAGACTAATCAAAGTCTACCGTTAGCTGACTTTAAGAAGCAGACATTTGGAGGGAAGATTGCATACACATACAACAACAGACTGCATATTGGTGACGTGAAAGCAACAACCCAAAACGCTTTTTCGACATTTGTTGAGGAAATTTTTTCAATTAAAACGAAACTCCAGGAAGGCGTTTCGGACATGTATGAAATGTATCTGAACAACCGACTTGATTTAGACGGTAGTAATGGTATGATATGTGACGCTGTGATTGCAGTGACCATATCGGTCAACGGAACAGACAGGGTTATATACGAAAAAACAAAGATTCAATACCCGTTATCTCCTATCATAGCTTATCCTGACAGCAATGCAACAAAGATGACCTTGTTCATCCATAATAAATTTGATAATACCTACTTTAAGAAAACGATGACATTGCACCAATCCGACACAATGGGTATGTCGTACTATGTGAATCTTGGTGATAATAGAAGAACAGAACCTGTTCCTGGGAACGGATCTGCTTGGGATGATGGCTTTGGAGATAGACAGGATGAAACAAATTCAAGCAAGACAGAGCCAGCAGACAAAACTTTTATTCTCCCTGACGATAAAAACTTGCCGATTTTCATGTCTCGTTATTATTATAAATTGCAAGACTACGTTCATACGGTAGGAAGTGTTACGACAACCATAAAGAAGTGGAGCAATGTACGAAATACGAAAACGAATGTCTTTGAGGATAGTTCCCAATCCGAGTTTACCAATAGTTATAATAAAGTAGGAAAAGACTATACTACATACACTAACCATTCTCTAATCAAGGTCAGCGAAGCTGAGAATCCTCTAATTTTCCCTGCCAAGAATAGTGTTCAGGTAGGTTCTTCTGCTATCTTTGCTCTTGCCGCCAACACTCGCCCAATCAGCGAAGGGCAGTTCGGTGAAGCTCCTCTATACGCTTTTACCGATGAAGGTGTTTGGGTACTGATGCTTGGAGAAGAAGGAACCTATGTGACTCGTCAGCCAGCCAATAGAGATATTTGCTCCAACCCGAAGGGCATTTTACAGATAGATGATGCTGTCCTCTATCCTACCGAAAGAGGTATCATGATGCAGCAGGGAAGAGAGTCTGTATGTATAACAGACGCACTGGATGATTATCCTTTCGATTTTCTATCCATTTATTCACACTCAACAAAGGATAAGACCTATCCGAATAAACTCCTTGCGACAAGTAAAATACCTGAGTCAGACGTGAAGTATGTCCGTTTCCGTAAGTATCTCGAAAAGGCAGATATGATTTACGACTATTACGATAGCCGTATCATCGTCTTCAATCCGTACTACACTTATGCTTACGTCTACTCTTTGAAGAGCAAGATGTGGGGTGCCATGCACAATGTCTTCAACAAGCGAGTGAATATATATCCTGAGGCATACGCTACAGACAAAGCAGGGAAAATCCTTGATGTGTACGTGAAGGAACCAACGGAAAGTGTTCCGTTCTTTCTTTGCAGCCGTCCTTTAACGCTTGGGCAAGATGTCTATAAGACTATGTTCGATTGCATCACAAGAGGATATTTCAGCAGCGTCCAGGCAGGGAAATGCGGAATGGTTCTGTTCGGGAGTAACGACCTTGTTAATTGGTATTACATTAGTTCTTCTGTTGATATATTTCTCAGAAGCCTTGTAGGCTCTCCATACAAATATTTCAGGATTGCGCTCATTGGCAAACTTGCCCCCAACGAATCTATAAGCGGTTTGTCAACTGCGTTTCAGGAGAGATTACAGAATAAACTTAGATAAGTAATTTTCTTTTTCACTATGTTTATAGATAAAGGGTAGCAGTCCGTGATGGATAGCTACCCTTGCTTTATCTTAATCAAAAAAACCTTAAAATGGATGCAAGGTAATTCTTGCCCTGCCAGCCGACCTGTTGCTTGCGCCTTTGATCTTCTGTTTCTTCTCCTCTGCAAGTGCCAGGAATCTATCAGCACCGTCAGGATAAACAATCGTCAACCACTCATATAGGCATTGATTTACTATATAGTCATGGATATATACCGTCATGGTGTGTACACTCGTCTTAGAGAAGCCCTGCGGTATTCTCATCGCCAAATAGTAGGCTTCTTCCTCGTTTGTAGGCGAACCTATACATTCTTCCCACTCATTGGAATCGAAGCCACCACCAAGCATTTCCATCTTGGTATATCTGAAAAGCATTTCGTTGCAGTCTTCTACTGCTGAATCAAGAATCCTTGCCAGTTTATCTCTGTTGCCTTCCTCGCCCACATCATAGATGTTGTGGATAGAATGGGAATCCTCTACGGAACTGGAGATGGAATCAGCGTAAACGGCAGCCGTATTCTTGATGTCAAAAATCAACTCCTTCTTCTGAAGCTCTATCATCACCTTGTACCCAAGGTTGCATACTCTGCATTCTTTCATGATGACCTCCTTCCTTATACGTTGGGAGTTGTCCTGCTGGGTCTCTCACGTCTGTTAAAGGTCTCATGAAGATTCTTGATAGCAGCTATCGACAGTTCTGAATAAGTCTTCGACTCGTTGGGGTTGGTAATGATAAACCAGTCCATCAAGGCCTTGTTGATAATGTAGTCATGGATGGAACTGGTAAGCGCATCCTTCAAGGCGAGTGGATAGTTTGATGGAAGGGAGAGGTTGATGGTGATATTGGTATCGCCACTTATCAACTCGTTAGACGCAGTGGTACCTGTGTCTGTTTGAACTGACTCACTCAACTCCACAAGCAGTTGGCTGTACGCATTCTGAATGCTACGCAATGCCTGGTTCTTGTCTTCGTCATCATCGCTCGCCTGGATATTACTTGCCGCCTCTGCATCCATACTGGCAGCTCTTCTACTGCGTCCTGTAAGGAACGCCTTATTCTGAAAGTCGTAAATGAGTTCACTCATATACAACGTAATCGTTAAACTCTTTCTTGCCATACTATGATATTTTTGTTCGTGTCGGTTTCTTTTTGTAGAACGCTTTATCCTTAATGTCGAGCAATAATGCAGCAGCGTTATCTGCATATTCCTTTGCCTTGTCGTTTGCGGCTATCTCGCACCATTTCCCGATAATGCTGTTTACTAAGAACGAGTTGGCTGACGAGTTGATGGAACTGAGCAGGTTGCCATCGAATCTGCTGGGCATCTCGAGTTCCCAGTTGATGGTCCCATCTACTCCTGAGCCACCTGAGATAAATCGTTTCAGAACGTTTCTTAGTGCATCTAACGACTCGTTGAAAAACCGCTCTATCATTGCTAAGTCTGCTTCCGTCACGAATATCTGGTCGAAAGCCGACTTACCATCCTCTACGGTTGTCTTCTTGCCTATGTAGGCAGTGGTCTTTGCCACCTCTTCATAGATGTCATTTTTCTTGATTGTCAATGTGAAATCTGCCATTCTTTATCTTTTTATAGAGTTTATAACCTAATATGATGAGCAGCATACAGAGTGCGCCAAACGACCACACTGCATACTTCAACTGAAACTGCTCCCATTTTGATAACTCCTTCTCTACAGGATAGGGCACTTGGATGGAATCTCTTTTCAGAAAGGAATCTACCTTAACCATATACACATTCTTAAAGACGGTTTTCTCATGCCATCGGTCAAGATAACACGTATCTCCCTTTTGCCTGAGATATATAGAATCACGCACGAAAACGCTGTCGGAAGTATGCAGCGTATCGTGCTTTATCGCATTCTGATATACAACTTTTTCTATTGGAATGTACTTCGTTCTGCATCCCGACAAAAGAACCACCACCAGCAAAAGGCCAATCACGTAGGGTGTTACTTGCCAATCATACCACTTTGTCTTCATAGGCTAAACTTTGAAAACCTTCTTTGCTCTTGCAAGGAACTTTCGTCTTGATTCCAATCCGTTGGTCCCTCCATTGATAGTCTTGGTGATAGCCACAATACAATCACTGTCGGCCAGTTTGTTCAGACCGTGTTTCCACCACCACCACATCGCACTCTTGGTTGCCAACAGGGGAAGCTCTAACAACTTGGGGTTTTCCATAATATCATCTGAGCAATATTTGCTGTTCTGAAAAGCCTGATAGTTGGCTCTGCCAGTGATCTGAATCAATCCCCTACCACGATACTTGTAACCGTCACCATCTTTCAGGTTCCCGAGCATATTCTTCAACTTCCCGACATCATACTTACGGAAGTAGTTTTTGTTGCCGAGTTCCTTGGTATATCTCAGTTCGCCACTCTCATGTGCTATCTGAGCCAGGAAGTGGGCCATTCGCTGGGCAGTATCAATATGAAAAACCTCTGCATAACCATTGATATAGGGAAGAAAAGCATCCACCCTGTCCTTGGCATTCGGCATGATAGCCAAAACCTGTTCTCTTGTTACCTTCATTACTTACCCTCCTTCACTTGTTTTATCATACTTGCAAGTTCTCCTTTTACCTTGCTCTCAAAGTTGCCCAACTTGGTCTTGAAATAAACGTTTACTCCGAATATCGCTCCTGAGTAAACCAGTGTCTGGCTGACGTACCACAGCACGCCTTCCGACACTACATAATTGTTGAGAAAGAATGATAGGAATGTGAGGACAACACCGCTCAAAAGCATTCCTATAGCTGCACCATATTGCAATCCTTCACGTACATTTGGAGTCATAACTTATCTTTTATAAAATATTAATAATACGCAAAGATAAGTTATGTCTTCCAATTCATCATCTTATCCGTTAATGTTGTGCCATATCTTGCTAGTTGGGTACAGACAGTCAGGGTCTTGGAGGTATTCTATTGCCATCAACACCACCATTTCTTTCAACTCCTCTGCATCCTCACTATACCGCTCCAGCAGAACATGATGGTCACTCCTCAGTAAATTCATGGTTACCGCCAAGTCATGGATGGTATAGTCTGATATGTCATCCTTATGTTCATCGAAGACCTCCTTTATCTCTTCGTCCGTAAAGAAAGGTGCCATGTGCCTGGTTCCGTCTGCATCCTCATACCACATCTTACTGATAGCATCATCGGCAAAATACTTGTCAAAATGCTCTTCACTCAATACGCCATGCACCATCGCACATAGATGATGCACCTCTGCATCGCTCAACTTGCACGAGAGATACTTACCGATAGCCTTGGCTATACTCAACATCTGTTCAGGAGTCATATCCTGCTGATACTTTTCGACAAACTCTACGAAATTCATACCTGTAAAATTTAAAAGTTTATGATGCTGCAAAGATAGGAATATCTTTAAGGCAGCACCATAAACTCATAAATATCTCTGTAGTTATCTGTGTGTCAGACAAATACAGTTACGATAAAAACACCTCCTTTCTTTATTCGTCCTTAAATTTGGTTCGTTTCTCTTTGCCCCTCGCCCAGATGTCGTTCTTCTTTCGTTTCAACACCTTGCCGAATACATCATTCTCATAAAGTTCGGGCTTAGCTTCCCTGCCTTTGGTCTCCGTAGCTATTCCGTTATTGGGATTGCTACCTTGGCTGGTATCGGGGTTTCCGTTGCCATACCACTCATTGTCGCTTGGTTTGTCTGCTATCATACTATTATCTGTTTAATGAATAACTGAATTAAGCTGCAAGCGGTGGGGTCTGTCCGTCAGGACTCACTCCCTGACCACTCATCATCTGCTGTAGCATCGCCTGGGCCTTCGGATTGCTCTGTGATGCCTGAGCCACCTGTGCTTGCAACTGAGGTGAGAATTCTTGTGGAGTCTCGCCGTTCTGAATGGCTTGCTGGTTGGATGCCACCGATTGCAATAGCTCCTCACCAAACGGGAAATCTCCTACTTGCAGCAACTGCTCCAGCGTGATAGCCTGATTTTGCCACAAGGTCATAAGGAACTCGTTGGCCATCTGTCTATATACTGGTGTAGCCGTGCTTTCTGTGATATTGATGTCAAACTCCACGTCTCGTATCTTCTTAGGATCGTAGCGGACAATCTGCCCTGCCCTGCCTACAATGTTGAAGTTGCGGGCCACGTCATAGTACTGCTGCATGTTCTTCACTGTCTTGTACGCACCGTCAATGACAAACTGACTGAAACTTTCCAATATATCAAGCAGCGACATGGTGGCGTTCTGTGTCTGCTGGGCATAGAGCGAACCGCTCGTACCCGATGCTCCTTGTTTTCCTTGCAACGCTCCTGTCACTCCCGATATATCCTCAAAGAACTTCAACTGATAGCTGAGCAAATCACCGATGCCTATGTTCGTAGAGTTGTTCGCCACTTGCTGAGGAACCTGACCGCTTGTGTTGGGCTTGTATCTCACCACGCCATTAAACCTACTCCACTCATCGCAGAAATCATCCCAACTCATATCGTCAGGCAGACAATCATCAGGACAGAGCAGCACGCCCTTGGCACTCGCCCTCATAATGAAGTCATACATCGTGATAAGTCGGTTCACGTACCTCTGCTGGTCAATCACATCTTCCACGAAGCTGTGAATCTCTCCGTCAATGAATGGATAGAACTTAAAGCAGTATGGATGCTCGCCGTGTGCATAAGGGGTCTCTCCCTCTCTCAGAATATCACCGAAAGGAGAAAGGTAATAGAAATGCCAGTAATCATCCATGAACCACTCAGCTTCAATCAGAGGAATATCCTCTTCCATCATACCAGCAGCCAGGCCTCTACGAAATCTATCTCTATTCTCAGCGTCTACAATGTCAGCCTTGTCTTCAATGTCTATCTTGAAGTCATCGCCATTGTTGTAGTCGTGACATCGGTATCTTGGCTTACTCTCCTTGCGCCAAACTTCAATCACTCGGCAGAGTGAAGGGTTGGCAGGATTCATAAAGTCGATGGTCTTAGGGTCGAACTCTCCGAATCGCTGAGTGCAGTCAGCTATTACGAAATCTCGGTTAGCTGCCAGTCTGTATATCTCCTTCAACTTCCGAGCCTCAGCAGGAGACTTGGCAAACTCTCTCAGCACGTTGCCGATGGTAATGTCATGTACCTCACCCAAGAAACTCACGTCCCAACCACGGAAATCCCTCATATTGTTGTCTATGATGAAATTGTTCGGGTTCACGTAGTCTGTCCAACAATCCAACCTACCTCTTCGCCATCCGTATTTTTTCTTATAGATAGCAGCACCGCTTATCAGAAACTCTTCCATGGTTCGGGCATCCAGTTCCGTCTCTCGGTTCAGTTGTCGGTTACATTGCAGCACCACGCTCATGGTCTCACTATATCGCCTCTCGTCCTTATCTCTTGCGTTACAGGTTGGCTCCTTGCTCTGTGAGCGATATACTCCCAGTACGTTTTTCACCAATCTTCTGATAAGGTTGCTCTTTAGTGGCTCACTGCCCTGCTCACGGATATAGTCTTCCTCCTTGATGCGTTTTTTGAAGCCACACTTGCTTTTGAACGTAATGGTATCGCCCCACTGGTCCCCATAGCAGTATCGCTTGTTTCTCAGTCTTCGCTTTCGGAAGTTATCCATGTTGTTATAGTATCGTTGGGCCTCCAGCAAGATAGAGAAGGCACGCTCGTATGGCTTGTCAAATCGGTTCTTGGATGCCTTCACGCTATCCAGTTCTTCCTTGTCAAGCACCCTGCTCAATGATAGCAGTTTTGTTTCTTCTTTCTTCTTTGCCATAGTTTATGATGTCGTAGGTTCAACAATATGCGCCAGTTTTCGGGCCACTCTGAGGAATCCGCTTGCGGTATCGGTATCGCCAAGACTGATGCAAGTAAGATAGCCAGCCATATATATGATGGAGTCCTTCAATGTTTCGGGCAAATCGATATTGCCTTCACTGATAGAAGGCATACCGACATAGGTGAGCGACACGGTGGCGGTATTGCTCTTGCTTGTGAATAGCTCCAAGAGTCGCTCACCACTTCTATGGATGAGTGCAGCGACAGGTCGCTCTGGGTTTCCTCTTACTCCGAATCGGCTGCACTGTACCTTGTAGGCATCATCCTCTTCTGTGATGATCTCTGCCGAGCAGTTCCAGTCACTGGCCTTCACGTTAAGGAGTCTGATCATGTCGGAAGGTAGATTGATGGTTCCTACATAAGCACCATTCGATTCCGCCCAAGAGGTATTCAGCCCATTGTAGTCCTTTCCGTCCAGCATGAAGGCAGGAGCATCCATCAATATGATTCTTGCTGCATCTACTATCTTACTCTGAATCAACTCGCCCTGTGATAGCGTATCGGTATCGCCAGGAGTCAGCAGGCCTGCGGACTCTTGGTTCCTGTCAAGGAGCACCTTTACTTCTTTCAACAGTTCAGATACAGCATACGTTCTCATTACTCTAAGCCTTCTAATTCAACACCTTTTTCCTTGGCGATGGCCAAGATGTCTTCCTTGGTCTTCATCTTTGAACGGCTTACTCCAAAGGCCTCAGCCAAATAGTCCTTGGCATCCTCAACGTCTGTCACGACATGAGTCTTTTTCTCGTCAGCCACTTTCTTCTTTGCCTTGGCAGCGGCCTTCTTCTTTGCTTCCGCAGCTTCCTTCTTCTCGTCAACACTCTCTACCAAGAAGAATTTGTCTTTGTACCAATAGTGAGACTCAATGGCCTTCTGAACCTTTGGGTCTCTTGTCATATAGACACTACAGCCCATGGTCTTGCCCTCGAAAATAATACGCATTCTCTCATCGCCTACCATGACACTAAATGCTAAATCTGTACCAGCTTGATATTTCTTAAACATGATTGTATCTTATTATATATGTGTTACTAAAAAAAGGGATGGGGCAAGTGCCCACACCCCTCACTATTTAATGACTATCTGTAAATCTACTTGCTTTTAGACATTGGTGTCTTTGTCCTCGCCAGTGTCAGATATACCTTCTGCGGTAGACACGGCAGCAAGGCGCATACGAGCGTGTGCCTTAGGGTACTTCAAGTAGAGACAGGCAACCTCCTGGATCACTACTGCATCGGTGTTGCGAATACCAGCCTTCTTCAGGTCGAGTACGTTTCGAGTCCAAGACAGGTGTACTCGCTTAACCAGGAACTCAGGATCAAGGGCAAAGCCGCAGTCGCTCATATCAAAGAGGTCGAACAGCTCTGAGTGAATCATCAGCACCTCTCCGAAGTCTGTCTCCCAACTCTTGAACTTCAGGTCCCAAACCTCTACGGTGTCCTTCAAGCGGAACTTGTCGGAATCAATCTTACTGAATGCGCTCACGAAGTCTGAACCAGCGATAATCACCTTGCGCTTGTTGCCGATACCAGTACCCACAAACAAGTCCTTGGAAATGTCGACCAACTCCAAGTCGGTAATCACTCGCTCGTTCTTGTTGTAGCCCTTCTTCATGTCATCGGCTGTAGCAACATGGCCTACCTCGATGTCCTTGCCAGCCATCCACCAGATACCCTTGGTAAACCACTGGGCAGAGTTGTTCTTGGTGGTATGTTTGATACAGCCCATATCGCCAAAGAGATAAGTGCCCTCCATGGCAAGACGCATATCGTAGATGCTGTCCTCTTCGATGTCTGAGAAGTCCCAGTCTACTCGCTTAGCGGCAATCTTATTGAAGGTACTCTCCTCAATCTGAATCATGAAGTTCTGGCAGTACTGAATCTCAGAAGCAGGAAGGTTGTTGAATCGACCTGTCTGTACGTCCAACTCACCGCAACTCTTCGCCATACGGATGAGTTTCTGTCCCTTCTGCAAGGCTGGAATACCAATAGGCTGCTTACTAACCAATTTACCATTTACCGCATACACGATAGGATAACCCTCATTATCTTTACCGCACACACAGAGTTCCAAATCTGGAGTTGGTTCATCGGTAAGGTCTGCGTAAGCCTGATTCTTGTAGTTGGTAATCGCCTTGACTCCTACCACTCGGATGGTATCATCCAGTGTAAACATTTCAGGGTCCTCAACCTTCAACACCATAGAGGTGCCTGTACTCTCTACGGTTGTTTCCTTCACGGTGGTCTTGATAGGACGTGTACCGATACTCCAGTATTCTACTACAAACGAACTGGCAGACTTGGTTGTCGCATAACGTGAAATCTGGTCCACAGGAGTGGCCATCGGACGAATCTTGGTAATCTTGTCGTTGATGTCGTTCTCGTAGAACTCCGTGCCTTTTTCGTTGTAGTGTTCTCGACCTTTGCCTTCTGTAGCTATACCGTCATCCTGACGAGCCGCACCGCCATTGCCAGCTTCATCGGCAGCAGTAGCACCGCCAGCCTCAGCGGCATGTCCACTTTCGGTCGTACCGCCATCAGGCAGAGCCGCCTCAGCCATGATGACCTGACCATTCACACCAAAAATAACCGCCATTACCATCAGAAAAATGGAAAGCAGCCGATTAAATGTACTTTTCTTCATTGTTATTCTGAATATTAATTAAACATATAAATTGTCTTTTTGTCTTATCGCATTATCGAATACGTGTTCTTTTCTCGTGACCACGATCCCAGATGTTTCCTCTGCGTGATACCCTGCCAAGCGCACCAAGGTCTGGCTGGTTATCCGTTGGCTTGGTCTCTGCATTGGCGGAATCAAGTTCGGCAGTACCATCGCCCTTCTTGCGAAGCTCCAAGTTCTTGACGTGCTTGCTGTTCTTGCCACGAACCTCTCCTTCGTGAGCCGCGTCGGCCACATCGGTATCATGGTTCTTTGCCTTGATGAATGCGGTAATCATCTCCTCTGTAAACTTGCCAGTCACTACATTGCGCATTGTCAGAAAGCACTGGTCGATGGCTTCGTTCACCGCTTCCTCACCGTACTTCTCTTCCAGTTTGTCGAAGACTTCGTAGCTGGATGGCATATTCTTGTCGTACTCCTCCTGCAACTTCTTGCCGTTGGCGGCATTCTTCAGGAACTCCGACTGAGCCGATGCAATCTCGTCCGCATTGTCTGGGTCTGAATAGTAGTCTATAGCATCCTCGCCATGCGTGCGAATCAACTCTGCGTAAGGACTTTTGCCTGCCTTCATCGCTTGAAGGAAGGCGGCCGCCTCGGGGTCGCTGCCAAGCCACTCGCCCATCGCCTTCTCGTTATCCTTGTAACCCTGCAGGGCTTTCTGGTCGGCATCATAATCGTCATTGATTGCGCCATACATAGCTTCATCATCCGCATACTCCGTATCAGGGTGTCGGGTCTTCAATCGCTCCAAAGCCAAGTCTCTCTTGGTCTTGGTGTCTTGCTGTTTTGCAGCACCAGCATTCTGCTCTGTATTTGTATTTTCGTCCATATATATATGTATAAATTTATAAATCAACGTCCAAAAGTAACGCTTTTCAACTTATTATTAATCTTATCCGTTAACTATACTTAATCGTATCCGATTAATTTGGTTATTTCAATACATTTTAGTATCTTTGCCTCATAAGATGAAACATAAAGGCTCACGATGTGACTTTACTAAGGAACGTGATGCTGACATATTGAGGGCTTACAAGGAAGTTATATCGGTAAGAGACAATATCGGCCTCTTGGAGATTGAGCGAAGACTGTTGCAATCTCCGAGCAAACGCTTTTGGGTTTCGGTAGATCGGGCATACAACGTTATTCTCAATATGCTCAACGGCAAGTCCATCAGCAATATGAACTCTCAGAAAAGAGAGATGTTTCAGGAGATTTTCCGAAGATACAAGATTTATTCAAAGGAGCATCCCTCTCTCACCAAGATGGATGTAATATGGCATGTGTGCAATCAGGAAGCACCGAGTTTCTATCTCACTCCTAAATCTATGCACGTCATACTTCATCGGGTGAGGAAGGAGGAGAAGAAGAGATGCTACGAACTTCGCCAGAGAAAATTGCACTTTATACAGGGTACATTATAATATCATGTATCACGCTCATAGGATATGACGGCATGGGTCTCTTTGAGGGTTGTTCTATTCAGAACCGACTAAGCTACCCTTTCTACCATCAGAACATCTTTCATGCAGCAGTCAACCTTTACGTCTTCCACCAATGTTACCGAGCCGTCCCTTGCGGCATCGGCCACATGATTGCATTCTATCTCATAGCCGTAAGCTATCCTTTTGCATCATCCGCACCAATCATCGGTCTAAGCGGCTTTATCTATGCTTATATGGGCTTTATTGCCCCATACGTGGAGAATAAGGTAAGATACAATCTCACCATTCTCCTATATATCTGTGTTGGAATCTTCTTCCCTTGCATGGCAGTTGGAGTCCACATCTATTGCTATGCACTTGGTCTGTTGTGGGGTTATCTTAATGCACCGCTATGCCAAGACAAGTAAAACTGACAGATGCACCCAGTAAACACGTATTGGGCATCCTGCAAGAGAATGAGAAACGAATAAAGAAAATCAACACACCATTCAATCCTATCAAGGGTGAAGGGTGTGGAGATAAGCGGTTTGCGCTTTCCCTTCCTGATTTCCCGATTCAAAACCAACAGCTTCCTGTCTCGATGAAGAAGATTCCGCTCGTTAAGATGCTCATCGAGTTCGGTAGCTGCAAGGCGGTAATCGAGGAACTGCACAAGGATATAGACGAGCCATACAACATAGAGGAAGAAATGGAGCAACTGGTGGAGCAGTTTACTCGCATCAGGATGAAACATGATCCTTTCTTCTTCTTTGCTACGTTTATCTATATCAAACCAAAGGGTGGAGGTCTCCCCTTCCGTTTTGTACTCAGAAGGCCGCAGCGAAGATTGCTCAGGTGGCTGGAGGAAAGAAGAAAGAAGAATCGACCTATCCGTCTTATCCTGCTGAAAGCAAGACAATGGGGCGGCTCTACGGTTATTCAGATGTACTTCCTCTGGCTGCAACTTATGTGGCAGAAGGGCCTCAACTCGCTCATCGTAGCTCAGGTCAAGGACACGGCTGAAACTATCCGAGGTATGTTCGAGGAAGCTCTGAAAAACTTCCCTACCAAGTTCCTCTACGAAATGGGTGAGGCATTCTCTGAGAACGAACCGAAGTTTGTGGGTGTGGGAACATCGGGTAATGTCAAGAAGGTTCCTCAGCGATTCTGCAAGATTAAGGTGGGTTCCATGGAACGACCGCTGTCTGCCAATGGTGAAGACTACAACTTGGTTCACCTTTCCGAGGTGGGCTTGTGGAAGAAGACGGACGGAAAGTCTCCTGAGGAGGTGGTACAGAATGCTACCAATGGTATCTTGTACCGACCATACACGATGATTGCATACGAATCCACCGCCAATGGTACTGGCAACTTCTTCCACAAGGAATGGCTTGCTGCGGTCAAGGGTGAATCTCAGTTTGAACCTTTCTTTGTTCCTTGGTACGAGATATACGATATGTATCATCTTGAATTTGAGAGCAAGAAACAGAAGACGGAGTTTGCCAAATGGCTATACGAAAACCGCAATAATACCAACACGATGTCCGACCGAGAAGAGCCTGGCACCTATCTTTGGAAACTATGGAATCTTGGTGCTCCACTCGAAGCCATCAACTGGTATATTGCCGAGCGCAAGAAGTTCACCGACCATGCCGATATGGCCGCTGGCTACCCTACTGATGATATTGAGGCTTTCAAGCATTCGGGAGCCAAGGTGTTTGCCGAAGATAAGGTTGACAAGTTCCGCAAGGGGTGCCGTGCGCCTAAGTTCATCGGCGATGTTTATGGTGACGGTTATAAGGGTAAGAAGTGTATGCAGAATATCCGATTCTGTGAAGACAAGCAGGGTCAGTTGTGGATATGGAGCAAGCCCGAGACCTTTGACGATTGTAAGGTAATCAACCGCTATCTGGTCGTAGTGGATATTGGTGGACGTAGCAAGAATGCCGACTGGTCTGTTATCTGTGTCTTCGACCGCTACTGGATGATGGAGGGTGGCAAGCCGTATGTGGTAGCGCAATGGTATGGCCACATTGATATGGACTTGCTGGCATGGAAGGCGGCTCAGATAGCCAAATACTACAACGATGCTCTTTTGGTCATTGAGTCCAACACCTTGGAGACGAAAGACAAGGAACATATCTTGGAAGGTGGTGACCAGTCTGAGTTCATCCTGAATCAAATCAAGGGTGTATATGACAACCTCTATGCTCGCAAGCAGAGTGAATCAGACATCAAGAATAAGGTCCCAGTGAAGTATGGATTCCATACCAATGTGGCAACAAAGCCAATGGTTATCTCTGTGTTGGTTCAGGTTATCCGTGAACAACTCTATGTGGAGCGTGACGACAGATGCCTGGATGAATATCTCACCTACGAGAAGAACGGAACGGTGTATGAGGCGGCAGACGGTAAGCACGATGATTTGCTTATGACGAGAGCTATTGGTCTTCACATCTGTTTCAATGAAATGGAAATGCCTAAGATGATAGAGTATAAGGCAAGAGTAATGACAAGGAAGGTTTCTGTTTCGGCAGCAACCATCATATAGTTTCAAACAATTAATAATTACGATTATGAAAGTAACAAAGATTTTCAAGCGCATCAAGTGCGAAATCATGTACCGCCAAGCTACGGCTAAGGCTGACTACGCATCCAAGAAGAACAATGGCGAAATCTTCTATGTTCTTCCTACGCAGAAGGGCAATCTGATGATCATGAACCGCTCTCTCTTCGAGACGTTCAAGCGAACAAAACTGGTTGACAATGACATGAAGGTCAGGGACCTGTTCAGGGATTGTGTCTACCATACCAACTGCAAGAGCAAGAAGGGTAAGGAGAGCCGCAAGCGCAAGTTCCTCAGATGGAAAGGCTTGATTTAGTAAGGTTAACGGATAAGAGATAGGTAGATTAAATTCTGCCTATCTTTGCTTATATATTAATAATATACGTATATGATTTATAAAATAGTTAAAGGTAATAGTTTTAAACTGCACATCTTGGTGCGGAAGATGGACGTATCGAAAGAGTTCCAAAGACTCGTTGACTTCGATATGAATCTGGCTACCGAAATCAGGGTTGAGTTGTCGGGCTTTTGCTGTGATACGATTTCCGTTCCAGTACAAGTGGCAGGAATCCAAGGCAATGTGCTGATATGCGACATTCCTTCATCCCTTGATTGTGGTAATTACAACGTGAGGGTATCATGGAAGTATGATGGTAGCGAAATGGTCAGCATCGAGCGCAACCTTCTGAGAATCGTTGAGCACAACTCGATGAGTAATGTGCCTATCGGTGTTACCGAAGGCGAGCATACTGGCTTATTCAATCTTCGCTACTACATCGTGACCAGCAATCAGTCAACTTGCCCAGTGTCGTTCATCGTTGATAACGCCAAGTTCAACTACACCATCAATGACGAAACTCAAATGGTGGAAAATCAGGAGAACTTCGTGATTAACGGAACTGTCAAAAACGGCAAAAAACTGGAGGCTGAGTTCATGCCTATCGAAGGTTTCAGCATCGGTCAGGTGAAGATTATTATGGATGGCAAAGATGTTACTGACGAGTATTACAATAGTACTACTCACAAGGTATTCATTCCTGCCGTATCGGGTTATGTTACCATCACGGCAAGCGGAACTGTAAAGGCAAGCTATTATGGCGCATCATCAGCTAAGAATATGGGCGAGTTGAACATGTCAGACCTCACAATGTACGAAGGTACACTTGTCGGACAGACTTTAACCATCGCAACAACGGAAGATAAACCATACATCTGGTTCGCAAGCCGACAGCCACTTGTCTTTAGTCAATGTGGTTTTGAAGCGTCTTTGAATACTACCAAATTGGGGGACCTCTACTACTACTGGTCAGACGAACTGGTAGCTGGTGATGATAATGAATATCAAATTAAACTTAAAGAATAATATGGCAGAATGTAAAAAGTACAACAGCATCCTTGTTAGCGGACGCAAAGACGAGACTCTGACATATTCGAGGTATATCAAGGACGAAGAGACTGGTAAATCTATCAAAGAGTCTCTTGATGGGAAGATGAATATCACGGATAAGATAGAGATTGAGCAGATTGCACAGGCTGTTTGGGATAAACTCAAAGATGAGTATCTCAGGATAGATGGCAGTAATTTTATGCGCAGCGACCTGAGTTTAAATAACCATAACATCAAAGGCGTTAAGGAAATCCGTAATATCAATGCTCTTCCTATTGTTATAGCCTTTGATAAAGATGGCTATGACATTAAGTTAGAAAAATGGGAAACAAGTGGAGGAGATGACGACCAATACCCTCGTTCTCTTGGTGGTTTTGATGGTGGATCATTTGAAGTTCCATTAGATATTACCGCAGTAGGCTTTAAAACTCATAACCGCTCTGTGTTAGGCCTGTTAAACAACAATAGCGAAGTTATTACAGCAATGACAGACTCTGATATTGATAGTTGCATTTCAAGTGTATTTGGATAAAAAATATTAGCACATGGAAAAATATTTAGATAAAAACAGTGTCTTGAGACTCCTGCAGGGTATCAAAACACAGATAGACAAATCAAAACAAAATGTCCTTGATACTAAGGGCGTGGCAAATGGTATTGCCTCACTTGATGCTGGTGGTAATGTCCCTCTCTCTCAGTTAGGCAATCTTGACACTACCTTCTTTGAGATTGTAGCAGAACTCCCTACTGATATACGAAATATCAAAAAGCATATCTACATTCTCAAGGATAGCAAGGATGGTGAGAACAACAAATATGCAGAATACATCTACACAGGTGACCTGACAGACGCAGGCGTTGTTGATGTAACAAAATGGGAGAAACTTGGTGACTTCGTTCCCACCTTCGACCTTCAAGAGTATGTCAAGAAGAAATGTGCTGTGGTTAAGTTGGAATTTTACGATCCAAGTTGGGATGGTGCATGGAATGGCGATGATGACGCACCATTTAAAACAGCTATCAGAATTGGGTTTGCCGATGGTTCACACAAATATCTTGATGTCCCTGAAGCCATGGCACCAATAGGCGCATCACGTTCTAATTCTGAGTCAAGTGACGAAAGAGACAAACCTTTTCAAACTCCTGGACGTGCTGGCTTCATGTCTGCTTCCGACAAAGACAAACTTGACAAGATAGACCTCAATGCCCTTACTGCATCTATCACCGCTGCTAATACCGCTGCCGATAATACAAACAAAGCCATCAAAGCCGCAGAGACGGCAACAGCAGGCGTAGAGAAGGTGGATGCTAAACTGGAGGGAAATGTACTTACCGTTATTAATAGAAATGGTGAACAGAAGTCAGTAAATCTTACAGATACCGACGAGCATGTGACAGTAAACTGTACTACCACGATGGAAGGCGTAAGCATGGAGGGCTTGGTAATCAATGTCTATGTTAATAATGGCGCAGACCCTCATCAATACACTACAAATGCAAATGGTCAGGCTGAGTTTACTATCACCAAGGGTGCAACCTATAAGGTTGTGTTCCCTTATGTGCAGAAGTGTAACATTATCGACCCCGTACAGCATGTAGCAAGCGTAGGTAACAGAATTATCGATGCCAATTATGTCGCAGAGACCGAAAAGATGGAGCGGTTAACCATCAAGATGTCTAAGGCTGACGAAAGCGGAAATGTCACTCCGTGGGAAGGTGGCAAGGCGTATGTTACCATAGCTGGCAAGAAAACAGAATATATTATGGATGCCGATGGTAAGGCTGTCGTTGAAATCAAGAATGGTACATCCTACACGGTAAGCGTTGATAAGATTGACGGAATGTACGAGCAGTACGGTCGCTACTCTATTACAAGAACGGCTATTTTTGAGAGTTTCCACTTTAATTTCATATATCGTCCTTACGAGAGTGGTATCTGGCTTATTGATGACAACAATAAGCAGTGGACTTACGATGACTGGGAGGCAAGTGGAAATGATAATAGCAAACTGATGTTTGTGCGTATTGCTACGCTGGATACACAACGCTATCAAGGCGACATCTTAATCAGTATAGACAAGATGGCGGATTTATCCAAGGTAGACGTAACCAAGCAATGGTGTAATCAGAACGTAGAGTTTAAAAGTATTCCTTTAAATGGACGTAATACCAACTATTCAACATGGTCACGTTTTGCGTATAATGGACTGTTGGCTACACAGACCATTATAGCAGAAGGTGACGAGCGAGGGTTGACTACACCAGCTGCTGATTTTTGTTACAGCTGTACAATTCGGAATGCCGATAAAACTTATCAGGGCTATCTGCCGACAACTTACCAATGGGAACTGACCTGGCAGAATATTGATATCGTGATAGACGCTATCAATAAGAAGAACCAAGACCTCAATGTCAACAAGACAGTATTCAGTGGGATTAAGTGGACTTCTACCCAGCAAGACGACGTCGACAGCTGCCGCTTCACTACGGCTGTCGGCCACGGCGGCAAGTTCTATAAACAAATGACGATTCCGTTCTACGCTTGTCTCTCCGATTCTCCATCTCTCTTATCTCTCTCAAATAAAACCAACAACAGAGAGTTGTAAGCAGCTTAATACAAATTTAAAAAGAATAAGTTATGAAAGTAAATTTTGTAAGGACATTTATTCCTGCAAAGGATTTTGCCGTAAAAGAAAAAGTAGGAAACAAGATTCTTGTCCGCTTTGACGCTGCTATAAATGCAAAAATGGATGCCTACTCTTGTGTCGAAGGCTCTGTATTGGCATCAGATTATGATGAATACGAGTTGCAGAGAGCATATAAGGCATGGAAACAGAAGTGGACAGAAAAAGCCTTAACCCTTGCTAAAAAGGCTAAGATAGCGGAGATAATAGCCTACGATACCTCTGATAAGGTAAACGGATTTACACTGAACGGACTGCTTGTTTGGCTTGACAAGGCAACACGTGTGGGATTGATGAACTCTACAACTATCGCCAAGGCAGCAGGGCAGGAAACAACAACTCTCTGGCTTAGTGGACTGAAACTGGTGGTGGATTGCGACAAGGCCATCCAGTTGCTCTCTGCGCTCGAGATGTACGCCCTGGAGTGCTTTAACGTTACGGCAAGCCATAAGGCTGCGGTGAGTGAATTGAAAAGTATCGAAGAAGTGGAAGTCTATGACTACAAGACAGGCTACCCGAAGATGCTTGAGATGAGTGTGTAACATCATATTGCCGATGTCAGCAAAATGATAGTAGTTTAACATTAAAATAAAAAGATTATGTATATACTAAGTGTTATTTCGTTTCTCCTCTTGGGAGGATTTCTGCTTCTCGCAGCGATGCGCTTTGGCGTTCCTGCGATGGTAAGTGACGTGTATTATCAGCTACAGGGATGTACTGGAAGTGAGGTAATAGGCGATAAGGCGAAACGAAACTATGGTTGGGTGTTCACCGCTGTAATGGTTACATGCGCGGTACTGATGATGGTGTGTATGCTCGACACAGGTAAGGATGTTCAATTCCTCGCCTTTATAGGGTGTGTGGGGTTAATGTTTGTAGGCTTCGCTCCTAATTACCTTGATAAAGATGCCTACCATGTTCATAAGATAGGCGCACTTGTAGCTGCGGCAGGGTGTGTAGGCTGGTGTATGTCGGTATGCTGGGTGCCAACGGCGATTCTTGCATTTATATATCTGCTTCTTGTTAGTATTTCAGACGATGATGGCGAGTGCAATCCTGTCTGTTACATGGCAGAGGTTGCAGGATTTCTTGACGTGTATATTACTTATTGGATATGTGCGTTATGAAGAATGTGTTAAAATTAAACAAGCGAGACTGGATTGGCCTTGCTTGTTGGCTACTTGTTAGTATATTGATAGGTCTGCTTGCCTTGCCTGTAATGATAGGCAGAGAGGTATACCAATACAAACACTATCACTTAGCAAAGTTTGAGTGGGAAGATATTATCAGATACTCTTTTGTGATAATAGTAGGTTCTGTTATTCATATCCTATTGTGGCAACAATAATAAACCACTTTGCAGACAAAAAGATAGGTAGATTAAATTTTTACCTATCTTTTTTATTGTTGCACTGCCTGAAAAAACTGCTCGCAAAGACTGCCCATGATATAGCATGGCTCCTCGCTCATCATATCTATTCCGTCCTGCTCGCAGATATGTGCTGCCACATGAAGAAGCTCATGCCCAATAGTATTAATAATACTGCCATCAGATTTACATTCTCCTATGGCAAGAACACTCCTTCTTCCTGATAGATTGGAATAGGTAAGACCTCTATCCGTACTCTCCTTTATTAGATGCTCATAGGCCTCTGATAGCGGATTTCCGTTGCAGCCTATATCAGAAAGAGCATGGCATATCTCATCGGCATCAGGTGACTGATAACCTATGAAACATACTATGCTCCATTCGTACTTCGGAAGATATATTACTCTCCTGATCATAACACATCTTCCCAAGGGATAGGTACTCCATTATGGCAGCAGTCGGCATAAAATCTATTGAAGATAAAACCATCTTTCTGGTCGGCATCATCCACCATATCCTTAACGAACTGAGCCAACTGCTCCTCGTCCTTGATGGAAGACTTATAGAAGTCTGCCCTCGCCATATTCGCCACATACACATGGTCGTAGCCAGCCTTATTCTTTACCTCTATACCCTGACCAAGCAGCAAGGCATCCACCTTCTCCTTGTCCCAAAACGAGATACTTACATCACGCTTGGAGGAAGGATCATACTTATACATCTGACCAACAGCCCACTCGCACATCTTCTTACTGAAATGATAGCCATTGTATCTGAGATAAGAAACCATTCCCTCAGGTTTGAGGTCATACATATCCAATGGCATCCTGCATTTTCCCATATTGCTGAATATTAATGGGAGTCTGGTCCCGACATAAATGTCGCTACCAAAACTCCCAAGTTAAACATTAGCGACCGCCACCATTGTAGCTGCCACCACCTCTTTCGCCATAGCGGTTCGGGTAGTTCCAATCATCGTTCACGTTGTTGAATCTACGTCTGTTCTCACGCTCTTCACGTTCCTCACGCTCCCTTCTCCAATCGTCACGATAATCAGGCATACGTTCACCCATACGCTCCTGCTTCATCTTTTTCAGACAAGACATAGCCTTGCTACCAAAGCCAAGCATAGACTCGATGTTGTCATACAAATCATCGAACTTATCTTCTGTAATCTCAATCATTACCATAATCTTCTTACCTTTATTAGTTCTTACTGAGCTTCAAGGCATCAGACAGAAGAGATTTAATTTCGGATAGCGTACCCTTAACTCCGTTCATGTCAGATTTCAGGTTACTGATGTCCTGCTCTTGCTGCTTATCCTTGGCAATCTGAGGATTGAGTTTGGCTAGTATTTCATCACATGATTCCACTACTGCCTTATTGTAGTCAACACTTTCCAAGATACCTTTTGCTTGTCTGAGCATGGAATCAACCTCAGCACACATAGCATCACGGCTATCACTGACCACCACGCCATTAGTTCCAGAGTTGGCTATCTGAGCGGTGGATGGCAGTTTCTCGAAGTTAAGTTGCTGTTCTCCAACCTTCACCTTTACATCAACCGTTGTGTCGAAGTTCGGCACTTGATTCGGGATGTAAGTTGTCGGGAACTTCTGCTGAGGGTCACTTACCGATATAACCTGACCGATTCTGAGAGTCGGCTTTTCTCCTCCCTTGTCTAATATGTAAAAAAGGGAATTTTGTCTTAAACCTTGAAACATTTTCTTTCTCTTTTATAGGGGCAGACATTGCTATCTGCCCCATTGTTAATACTCTGTTAGCCACCAGTTGGTTGCTGAAACCCAAGCAGTCGGATTGTTCCGCTCTTCTTGTTGATATAGGCTAGAGCTTCCGTAGGGCTTGAAAGACCCGCTCCAGTTACAGCAGAACCAGTATGGTCTACAACGGAAGACTTAGTTGTGCCAGCCGTTGTTGTTCCACTTGTAGTTCCGCTAGTAGTGCTGATGGTTGTTGCACCATTGTGTGGCACTACAATCTTGACTGGAAGGGATGCGCCAGTAGTAGGCACTCCCTGATGAATCTTTAGCAGTACGATACTCTCACAAGGTAAAGCCTTGTAGCAGCTAGGATTGATACCGAAGTCTGCACTCTCGTTGGTTACTTGAAGTGCATTGGTCTTCAATTCATAGATACCGCCAATATCAACTCTCTTGATAGGATTCCGTCTCCTTACCATAGGGAATAGTGGGCTGAAAGGATAGTTTAAAGGGAACATAGTTACCTCCTTTCCTTTAACAACCACAACCTACGGTTGATGCTGCGTTGGCTGCTGCTACATCACCAGCGTATGCTCCAATAGCTGCTGCTTGGAACACCTCTGGATTGTAGGTCTTCAACTGAGGATATGGTACAGATACGGTATTAGGCAACTTGCACTTGATGCCAGCTACCTCTGCTTGCAAGGCTGCAAGGGCAGCATTCACTGGAGTGATAATCTGTGCTTGGTATGCCTGCAAAGCCTGAGTCTGATGCTCGTTGGAAATCTGTGCTACAAGAGCACTATTCTTCTCACGAAGTGCATCAAGTTTGTCCTGCATTGCCTGAGTCTGCATCTGGTCAAGTTTGCCCATCAAGGCAAGATGGTTAGACTGATTGTTGTCACGCAACATTAATGCGTTTGCATTGGCATTGTCGTTGATGGCATGAGTCTGCTGACAGATAGCCAACTTACTCTCATAACCCTGAGTAGTGATGTTGTTGTTGGTCTGGCAGCAGCAGTTGGCAATCTGTTGAGCAATCTGCATATTACCCTGTTGCAAAGCGTTGATAGTCTGCATACCGCTCATACCTACCTGATTACCTACATTCTGAACCTGAGAGGTCAAGGCAGAAATAGCACTCTGAATCTGGCCTTCGGTGCAGTTCAACTGTGTAGCCAAGTTGCTGAGTGCATTGCGGTTGCCACCGATGGCATCCATCAGGAGACTACGACCATAGTCATTGTTAATCTCGTTAGCAAGACCACCACGACCATTATTGCCGAAACCACCCCAGCCGTTACCTCCCCAACCCATGAGGAAGAAAAGGAATATTACCCACATGAACCAGCCGCCTTCGCCGCACATTCCGTTGTTACCCTTCATGGCAAGAAGGACATTTGGGTCAACACCCTGCTTCTGTAGCAGAGGTGCAAGAAGACCAAGCATTCCATTGTTAGATGTTGAGCCTTCGTTTCCGAATACATACGTTTTACTTTCCATATTATCCTGAAATCTTTTGTTAAACATAAAATGATACTCACTCTGTAACGTTACGGACACAAAGATACGAATAATATGAATGGGTGTTGATAAACTCGTAAAAGGTTGTTTAAGTATTTGAATAGCAGTGATTTGCGATTACAGAAAAGGTCATAAGAGTATAGGAGAGGCTATTTAGTTTCTCCTATATGTATCAGTTTAGCTATTCCTAAATATTTATGCCATACTTCTTTGCTTGCTTACGGAAGAAAGCCTTCTTATTAGCAAAGAATCGGATAAGGGATTTATTCCACTTCTTTTCATGCCCAAACTGGTCATGGATGCCTTCTGGTATCTTGCCATCGTGAACATACTTCTCGAATGACGAGATAGACTTACCCATTTCGTGGGCACACCAGCCCTTATTGGCTTGCGTATCATTCATCATAGCGGTAAGGAGTGCCACCAACTCCAAGTCTCCTTCTGACAGACCGCAAGGTATGGGCTTCCCTTCTTCTTGCGCCACTGCCGACTCGTGTGCTTTATCAGCAAGAGTGCGAAGTCCTGCCTCTATGATTCTGTAATTTACTAATTGCGACATAAGCATATAGAATTAAAATGAGTGTAATCAAGAACATATCACAGCTATACATCTTGTTTGTGACAACAACAGATCCGAACATGACATGTATCACGTTGACCCCTGCTATATACAGGATAGGTATTCGCCATTCTACACACAATCTGTGTAATACTTGGCCTTTCCAAAGCGAAATCGGATAAAGAATGTAAGTAATAAAGTAGAAGAACCAGACGGGTTCCTCATTCTCTTCGTACCATAGTGTAATCTCCATATCGTTGTCATAGAATTGAAATACACCATACCATCTGATAAGCATGACCAAGATGGGTGCATACTTAAAGTAAAGTAAATCTGTTTTTATTTTTCTGCGATCAGGGATGAGTTTAACCATCTCTCCCGCCAATTCTCTGACCCGTCGGTCTTCATCTTCTTCTTGATTCATAAGCATTTTTGTTTATAGGATTAAAAATCCTTGATTGTATTGTTCTTAGATTTTGCAAATCTAATAAAAAATCTACGAAATAGGATTTTTAATATAATACTTTAAATATTAAACTTTGCTAATTCTTACAGAATGAAAGTTTTACCCAAATTAAAGGAACAAAAAGTTTCAGAATGCAAGTAAATATCCCCCGAAAGCCTTACACTTCCAGGGGATAGTCGTATTTACTTTTTCTTCGCCTTCGCCTTTTTTAGTTTATCTTACCTTGGATTGCAGTTCACTGAACTTCTCTCTTTCGGCACGTATCTGTTTCAGGATTGTCTGCTTGGCATCATATCCGTCAGCAGAAACAAGTTTTTCCTTCAACTCTTTTATCTTCTTACCATAATTAGTGTACTCGGATTCCAACTCTTTGTATGCCTTGAAGTTTGGATGCTTACTCATAAAAATGTACTTCGTTGCATCTGTCTGCTCATTATACTCGTCATTCAGGGCAGCATATCGCTTGTTGAGAACTTTATTGTAGGTACTGATAGCGTTATCTTCTGCCACATCAATAGACATCTTTACTGCATCGTAAGCCACTTCGCTTGGCTCTTTACCCTTCTTCTCTTGATTCAGACCTTCCTTTGTGATTTGATCGTCAGCAGCAGCATTGGCATCCTTGACACGTTTCTTTTCAATCATATCCTTTAACTTAGGGTCAGAAGTAGTATCAAAGAACTCATTAGCCTTCTTCTTATCATACTCGTCCCACTTATTCATCTTATCCTTGATTTTCTTTTCAAAGGACTTCTGATACTTGTTAACATAACCATTGAAGGTCTCGGCATCCATACCAATCTGAGATAGGAGATTGTCACGATTGATTTGTCTCTCGGCATATCTCTTCTCCAGTTCTACCAATGGGATTTTCTTGATGTCTCCACTCTTCAACCCCAGTTCATCCATATACAACTCACGGATGCTTTCCTCAGGAGCACTGATAGCCTTCAAGATACCTATCTGCCATTCCTTAGCCGTATTACCATTATCATAGTCTGCCTCAGCGAAAGCCTGATATAATGCACCCACGGTCTCAGGATTGAATCCTATGAGCGATTGAACTCCAAGCATACCCAACTTGTTAGCTACTGAATACCACTTCTGGTTTCCTATCATTGAATAGATGTTAGCCAAGTCAGATGTGGCAGGATTGATGTATAGGTTCTGATACCTGAAAACCTCTGGGTCAAACGTTGGTTTGCCATTCTCCACCTTCAATCCTGCATTGAGAATGTTCGATGCAAACGGAATCACATAGTTGTCAGACAAAGATGTGGCAAATCCTTTGAGCACAGCTTCCTCTATCATATCCTTCTTCTTATCATCATCATCGCCAGTGAGCAAGTAAGGCAGTACCTTATATAAAGCCCAAGAGACAGGAACGAGAGTAGCGAAGTTAATCAATCGCCCGATACTCTGTCTGAAAGTTCTGTTATATGTAGCCTTAGCTATAGTCCTTGCAGTATTCTCGTTAAGTCCATCCTCTCCCATGATTTGTCGGGTCATAGACTCAATAAGTGTAGTCTTATGCTTTCCGCCCCAGAAGTCATAGGTTCTCGCCAGTCCTCGGCAAGCCTCAATCTGCATACGACCATAAGCGTAGTTGGCATTCTTGAAGAGTGAGAGAGCGGCAGACACATAGGTTCTATCCACCTGCATAGGCGATAAGTACATACCACCAGAAGACTGCTGTGTCTTGTTGTATGCAGCCACAGCCTTATAATAAGCCTTCTCATCAGCCTTATCCTTTGGGTAGCCTAACTTGGTCAGTCGATTCACCTCTGTTTCATAAACTGAGCGAGCACCTACAGCACAAGTTATTCCATCCACAAGGATATTTGGAGCCATACCTATCTTGGATATTGTCTTAGTCCAATCATGCCACTTCTCCAGTTCATCAAGATACTGCCTCAGTTTCACATCGCCATAGGTCATATTCTCAACACGCTTTCTGAAATCAGGAATATTCTCCATCGCCCACTTCCATGAGCCGTAAGGGTTAACCCCATTCTTCACGAATCGGGTAAAGTCACACTCAGGAAGGAATACCGTTGCAGACTGACTCTGCTTGATGGCAGTCCACAATCGACCCGAAATCTTAGCAACAGCGATACCACCCATAGCAGCAGCAATCCTGCTATCCATCATACCAGCATTCACCTTTGGCTTGTATGTGCCAGCAGCAATCTGTGCGGTCTGCCTGAACTCATCCCACAAGGTCTTGCCACTACCATAAGCCACGGAACTCATGTTCTGTACTTGGTTTCTGAAATGAGTGTAAGACAGTAGCGTATTGATGTCTTGTCTGAATGGCAGCATAGCCGACCACTCCTCCATTTCCTGCAAATGGTTGAAGGCAACCTCAAAGGCATCTGCATTCTCTATATCAAGAGGAATCACATTCACCCTACGAGTAACAATAGCACCAGTAGATGTACCAGCTAACTGACTCATAGCATCAGAATCTTGATTCACATCTTCCTTGACGTTTCTTGCTCGGTTGTTAATGGCAAGAGGGAAATAATTCTCCACCTCCTTCATAGGAGCACCGAAGTACTTAGTATGAGTAGCTTGGTATCTTCTCTGACATTCTGGAAGGTATTCATCCTGCAACCACACACCCATAGCCTTCACTCTTGGGTCAAGATTTTCCTCTATTGCAGCCACATCTTCCTCAGTGATACCCATAGCACGAAGTTTCATTTCTCCATCAGTCTCCTTGTTGACGAGATAGATATATAGCATCTGACCTTGTTTCAAATGGATGGTTCGTTTGCCAGTCTTCTTATTGGAGTAGTCAGTAACCTCAATATCCATTTCCTTCATACCCTTGCCATCAATACCTACCAGCTTCATAAACTTCTCCTTGCCGAATAGCTCCTTGGTCTTCTCATCAAGGGCATTACGGTTCATTTCATTATATAACTGTTCCTCATCAAGGGCATCTTGGTTCAGCTTATGGAAGTAGTTATATAAGCGACCCTCGCCATTTGCTGAATGCTTACCAAAGAATTTCAAGAACTGCTCAAAGGTATAGGTGGAAGAGAAGACTGCACGCTGCAAATCATTGTTCACAAACTTCTTCTTGGCAGTTGTGGTATCATAATAGGTAGAATCCACACCTTCCAAATCCAAGTTGGCACGATGCAGGATTTCATTCTTGTGCTCAGTAATCTTATCTCGGAACTCCTTTGCCCTACCCTTGCTCTCCTTCACCATTCTCTGAATATTGTTCAGGAGATTCTCGTACATGGTGATGCGGTCAAACTTGTTCTCAAAGAGCTTCTTTTCCAAAGACTTTAACAAGTCCTTATCTTCCTTGGTAGCATCCTTCTTATTCTTCAACTCGCCAATCTGTCTCTTCAACTCGGCAATATCTGCATCATTGCCGCCAATCTGCTGCTTATACATGATGGCAGCCTGAATGCCAGCCAGTCTGTAGTCATTCATTTCCACATTGTCTTCATTCTTGGCAGAATCTTCCTCAATGTTTGCTATATAGGTATTCAGAGAACTATCATCCATATTGATAGCTTTCTTATACTCGCTCATGAAAGCCTGCCCCTTGGCATCAAGAGAACCCATCTTGATTACACCGCTCTGGTCTGCCCTTGCACCCTTGGTATTGATAAGGTTGTCGTAAGCAGTAGAGAGACGGTTGAGATAGTTTTCAGCAAGGATTCCCATAGCCTTGTCGAGATACTTCTTTACGTAATTTGCTCCAGTGGCATTCTTTGCAGCAGAGAGAAGGTTGCCTACCTTTCCCCTGCTCAGTCCGTCACCCCATCCGATGTTGAGCATCTTTCTTACAAGGTCAGATACCGCCTTAACCGTTCGCTGATCGTAGTTCTTCTGATTCAACACCGCTCTTCTGATATTGCGAAGCTGCTTGTTCATATCATCCAAGTCAACGGACAAATCAAAGTCCTTTGGTTTTGGAGCAGTCTTCCATACTTCCTTTTCCTTGCGATATTCAGCTACAGCCTGATTGTAATCATCGGAATCTTGAAAATCCTCATAGATAGGATGAACTGGAGGATAGGCACCAGGAGCGATTCCGTTATCAGCCTTCCACTTGTCGAGCGCATCTTGAAACCCAGTCTGCTTAGGAGCTGTCTTCCACAAGTTCTGATTGCGAGTCCACTCTACTATTCTGTTGGCGTAATCAAAGATATTCTCACCTTCCTTCATGGTAGGTTTTTCCATAGGAACAGCACCCTTTTCTAAATGGTTTTTCTCCATCCACTCTTCCATCTGCTTGCCGTAAGGAGTAGAGCCACGGAGAGAAAATTTAGTGTCAGACAAAGTATTTTCCGAAGAAACGCTTGGATTCTCGAAATATTTTATTATCTTTGCAGCAAAATCAAGGTTCAAGCCTATTCTTTCAGCCTCTTCGGGATTAGTCCGAAGACTGTCGATAAGGCTTAGAACCTTGTCCTTTTTATCTATGCGGATAGCTTTTCCGTCCTGAATCCACTTTATCCATTCGTGGTTTTCTTTAGGGAATAGTCCTGAGATACTATTTACAGCCAAATCTCCCTTTCTGTAATCAAGAGTCACACCAACGAGAAAATGTTTCTCTCCCTTAGTCAAGTCAACTATCAAGTTACGCATATTAGGCTTGGTGTACTCAAAGATAGCCAAAGGTTCCTGTATTGCATCCACCAAGTTATATAAGTCTGTTGGAGAGAACGGATGTCGCTCCATACCAGCTTTCTTGTTCAGCAAAGACACACGCATACTGATTGGAAGTTTCGGGAAGCCAGCACTTAGCAGCGTATCAGATGGAAAACCCAACTCAAAGCGGCTATTCTCTGGAATAACACCATCTTCTACATAAGATTTCAAGTCTGAATTGAACTTGTCATTTGTCTGCTTCAAAGAGAACTTGGTATTACCATCCTCAGGAGTAGTTGGACGCAAGGTGTTCTGCAAAAGTGGAGCAATCACATGTTCCGTCAACTGGGTAGGTATTCCGTTTCCGATGATGGTATGGCTCAGGTTTTCAGAGAATGGCATTTTGTAATCATCGCTCACTCCTGATATTCTTGCGAGCACTCTGCCCATGGCACGATATACCTTGCCATCAGGCATCACAATAACATCACCGCTCTTCGTTCTGAGTGTTGGCAGGAGTTCATCAGCAAAGGCATGAGGAATCTTTCCGTCAGCATAGGCACTACCCATCACATATAATGGCTTGTCAATGTTTCTCCAGTCAATGCCATCAGCCTTCAAGCGAATATCCATCCAAGGAGCCACACCATTCTTCTTCTCGGTCAGAGTTGGGATAATATCAGCCACAGCTTCATACCATCCTCTCTTGTGTTCCATCTTCTTTGGCTTTTCAGGAAGTTTGCCATCACGAACCGCACGGACAATCAACCTCTCTCGGTTGGTGTAGCCGCCATAGTCAGCAGCGTTATACACATCTGCATCCCAAGTGTAGCCATTGGCATCCAGGGCATCGGTGATAATCTTCATCGCTTCAGAATCCTTATATCCCTTCACGTTTTCAATAGTCACCACCTTTGGTTTTATAGCGTTGATGAACTCGGCAGTACTTGCAGCAGTCTCCTTGTCAAGTTCCACCTCAGCATGGTTACTCTTTGCCTGAGAATAGTTCTTGCAGACAGGAGAAGCGTGGAAATACTCTACCTCGCCATCTATCTTCTTCACCAACTCCTTAGGGTCAACATCACGAACATCAGCAGTAACGATGTGCTGCCCGAAGTTGTTGCGATAAACACCGCTTATCTTCTCGTCATACTCCACTGCCACCACTGGGTCGATGATACCCTTCAAGCCTTCCTCAACGAGACCGCCACCGCTAAAGTAGGTTCCAGCCTTAATGAGAGTGCCATCAAGGTTCTTCAAGGAGAACTTAGGGTCACGCTCTATAGCCTCTGCAATATGTATAGCCTTCTTGTTGGCCTGTTTCCATCCCTCGGGTTTCTCCATCATTGCTTTCAGGGAGAATCGGATATTGTCGCTACTATTTATAGCTTCATTGAAGGCACGGTTGCGGTCTCCTTCCTTCTCCTTATCGTACTCGTAAATCTGAACACCAGCTTTCTGCAAAGCCTGCTTAACCTCGTCACTTGCCGTTGTTGGGACCACAGCAGAAGAGAACTCGTTAAAGCCAACAGGACGTTCAAACTTGGTTTCAAAGTACATGGCTGGGGACTCTTCCTTGATAGCCTTAACCATTTCCTTCAAACGTTTCGTGTCCTCATCTGAGAAGTCCACATTGTACTCCTTCTTCAAATAGGCTTGTGGGTCACTTGTCTTTGCCGCCTCAGAGAGTCTTGCCAAACCATAATCATCAAAAGTTCCAGTTGCATCAGGCTGGCACTTCATGCCAAGTTCAAAGAATACTTTCGACCACTTTTCATTGAACTTGTCTAAATCCTCATAATCAGAAGTCAACAAGCCTTTCTTGGAGCGAATATCTTTCAATGTTCCATAAGAAGGCATCAAACTTGCAGCGAAGTTTTGAAAAGATACCGATATTCCAGTTGCACCATTTCGGCCTTGTTTCTTCATTATCTTGGAAACATTCTCCAAGGTGTTTGGTACATATCTACGATTACCGCTTGGAGTAAAGCCATCAAAGATTACCTCCTTAATGCCATACTCCTTTTCCTTGCCTCCCAGCCAAGTATTGAACTCATCTGTCTGGTTATTGGTCTTAATGTAGTCTTCAACCTCATTAAGCGTGGCATTCATGTCAACACCAGTCTTGCGATGGTCATACTCTACATCATGGACGAAAGTCTGTACGCTCTTATAGTTGAAACCATATTCATCGTACAGTTCGACATTCTCCTTGGCAATGATATATCTCATTCCACCCTTATTACCAGCATCAACGATAGACTTGTTTCTTTCCAGCCAAGCCTTTGTCTTCTCCTCATACAAATCCTTATCGCCATCAAACTTGGCATCAATGTACATATCCAAGACCTTCTGAGCATCAGCCTTTCCGATACCATAGATATTGAAGTCTCCAGCAGTAATAGACTTCAACTCGTTATATACGTCATCACTAAACTTATGCTGAATCTTCTTCGGTTCAGGTGCCACACCCTTTTCGTGAAGGAACATATAGGCCATAGCAGAGTTTGCTTCTCCACCATCCAGCCATCGGTCAAGTCCTCTTCTTACCTCTCTGTACATATCGCCAGGGACAGAACTAACATCCTTAGATGCTTTTGCAGCCCCCTTATTACTCATCTGTCTTTCTACTTGTGGATAGGTAGGAGTCCAAGCATCGCCCTGCCAAGTGCCAGCGTTCTTTCCAGTTCTCTTAGCCACCTTATCAGAAGGCAATATCAGGGAAATGTCACCATAGTTCTCATGGTTCTGCTTACTGGAATCAATAACTGCCACAGACGGATTGGCAAGACCACCCTGCTTGATAGCCTTCAATAGCTTCTCCTCAGTAATGTTGTGAACTCCAGCAAGAGTCTTCTCCTCCTTCAAAGAAAACTTTTCGCCATTTTCCTTGGCAGTTTCAGAAGAATTGTCTATCTTTGCAGCAGAACCTTCGGTTTGGGAGAGAGCGGTGTCACCTTCCAACGAAGTAGCGGCAGTGTCTGTCCTCTTGTCGCTTGCCGAAGTTTCCTTTTTAAATGCAGTCAACAACCAAGATTTCCTTTCTCCATCCCAAGTAAGACGAACACCAGCCTTATGGGTTTCACTTTCCAAGTTTACACGATTCTTACTGCTTGAAACTACACGCATATCATTCAGAATCTCCTGCAAATTATCAAGAACCTCAGGATGATACTTCACAAGTTTAGAAAGACCATAGCCATCACTATGTCCAGTTCCTTCTTTGCCCCAAACCAAATCAATATCACCAATATCCTTGTGATGAAGAGCACCAACAGCTTCTCCACCACGAACCTTCTTCAAGAACTCGATTGCAGCCTTGGCATTACCACGGAACTGATTGTATATATTTCCGAAAGCACCAACACCTACTGGCTTTATATCCTTCAACGAGTAACGAGGTTCAGAAACAGACTGCGCCTGAGAGAACTTTACCTTTGCGTAGTCAGCAAATGGCTTTAACTTACGTTTGCTCGTATCAAGCCACTTGTCGAACTCATCCTTGCTTACTCCAGTAATACTGCCAAGACCCTTCCATCCCTTGCTATAGTTGGCGAGATAAGCCTTTTCTGCATCATCCATGGAGTCATAGCCGTACATTACCTTATGCTCATCAAATGAGCCATCACTATTCACTTGGTCAACGACAAACACATCACCATCCCAATTATCAAGGTCTGCCTTGTCATTGATGAACATATCCAGATGATCGCCATCCTTGCCAAACTTTCCACGGATATAGCCATAGGTATCGTGCATGGTTATTTTCCACTCTTTGCCATCGGCATCCTTGCCTGAACGAGTTGAACCCTTTGGATTTTCAATAGTGTAATCATATCCACCGAACTTGATGTGTCCCTTCTTGTAGTTGCCACTCTCCTTCTGCGCATCAGATGGATTGGTTTCTGTTTCCTCAATAGCAGCCTTCAAACGGAGAGAGAACTTGGTATGCTGAGTAATTTTCATATCCTCAGGCTTGAAAATAACATAGTTGGTATCGCCTTCCTCTGCGCCACCTTGGATAGTACCAGCAGGATATTTAATGCCAGTAAAAGCAAGAGAAGAGAGGAACTTGCTTACTTCCTTTGGCTCGCAACGCATCATCATTGGAAGAACTGCGGCATATACATCTTTAAAAGGCAAATCCAATTTGAAACCTCTATTTTCCCAAGATGAAACATCAACACCATTCTTAACCAAAGCATCACGAATAGTATTTATCTGTTCCTCATTCATCGGATTTTCAAAATCCAGATAGTTGCTGCCATTATTATCAGGAATATCCACCTCATAGAGATTTCCCTTATACTTTTTAACACGGATATTTCTAAGAGCAAGTATGAGTTCTGCCGCATCTACTTTGTTCTGATAACCACTCCTTGCACTACCAGAAGTACCTTTAAGAAGGTCTTTAAAATAAGCGTAATCACCTTTTCGCAATATGCTTTTAGCTTCTGATACACCATATTTTTCAAGATTATACCCTAAAATCCGCAACTATCATTCAATACACGATTAAGGGTAGATTTATGAATCGTTAGTAGCAGCTTTCAGTAAAAAGCAACAG